GAAGACATGAGTCCAGTGCCAGCAAAAGAATTCATAGCTAGAACCACACAATGGTTGCAGAAGAACATTGGCAAACCATCGCCAGAAGAACCAGCAACAGTTGATAAATCAGGTGGTGGAGCGACAATGATAGGTGGTGGCAGACCCGAAGGTTACATGAACCAGATGGTTAAAGCACACAACGAGATAGCGAGAAAAGTTTTAGCAAAATATCCTGAAGTAACACACTTTGGATTCAATTAATATGAAGATAAAAGAATTTCAACACCAACCAGTCAAGCCTGACACATACGAGGCTTCAATGGCCCTTAACCAGTTGATGAGGATTGGCAAACACGCTATCAAACTGCACAACATGATCGACGATGCCACAGAGATGGAGTCATGGGTCGCCAAGAAGATCGACCTGGCAGGTGACTACGTGAAGAAAGTGTACAACTACACAGAAGGCGAGAAGGCCGGCCTATACGATGACGGTGGCATGACGGAAATTAAAAAAATGCCAAAAGGCACAGGAACCATGTATGGGGAAGACGCAGGCGACATTGGAAATGAAATTGCGAAAATGTATGACACCGCATACGAATACATCAACGACAGCAGTGACAACCCGAGCGACATCGAATCAGACTACAAGTTTGGTTACAACGACGATGACAGCATGGAGGCAGAAGACCTAGCGGCGGCATTCAGAAAAGATTTAAAAACTGGAATGGCCTTGCAAAAGCAATTACAAGCACAGAGAGAAAAAGAAGGACGTGAGGGCGACTGGGATCCATTCAATCCTGAGTCAATGTATCATAATGAATTGAAAGCATTGATGTCAAAGGCCAAAGGTGAATCAGTTTCAGAAGACGCAGGCGAGGGACACATGAGCAAAAGCACACTGTATCACACTGCCAAGTATGCGATTGCATTGATGGACATGATCAAACCAGGTGATGACCTAGAGGGTTGGGTGCAGAGCAAACTGAACAAGGCCGCGGACTACCTACAGGGTGTGTACAACTACGAGGAGTACCAAAAGTTAAATCCATACAGAGAAGAACTTGATGCGTCTCTGATGCAGAAACACGCACAGGTGGTGCAGAAAAACATAGACGAGATTCTAGCAAAGGAAACAAAACTAGACGACATCGACACCAAACCAGGCATGATGAGGATACTGGCCAAGAGAGTCAACGAAGTTGAAAAAGAGATTGCCAAGGAAACAAGGAAAAAGACAGACGAAAGCGGTATATTATATAGAGCAGGCGTAAAGAAATACGGCAAGGCGGGCATGAAGGCCATACAGAGTGCGGCAGGTAAAGGTGCCTCACACCAAGAGATCGGAAAAATAAAAGACAAGCATCTAAAAGATGCTGAGGATCTAGAAGAAGGATTAAAAGATTGGGCTAGGAATCTAGCGGCGGCTGGTGTGATTGTTGGGGCAGTTGCAGGCTTGGGCTCAATACAGAATGCCATTGACAACACTGTACCTGCTGTCAAAGCCATGAACACAGCCTACGAAATGGCCATAGATGCTGGCAATGATGAATTGGCCAAAAACATAAAAAATGACATATCCGCAGTCAAGGTAAGGTTAGATAGTGGTAAAGACTTAAATTTTGTCAAGGCGATGCAGGAAAAATATGCCAAATTTATACAGACCGAAGGATTGGCATACGAATCAAGACTTCAAGTGCAACTAAATCAACAACTTAAATAAAACTAGAACAAATATAAATACTCATATGGCACAAAAAAAATCAGCAGATTCAAGTTTCAGAGACCTAGTAGCTCGTTTGAATGCTATGAACAATGTTACTCCTGAAGAAGAAAGAGCACAACTTATGGAAGCGGCGGGCAAAGCACCAAAAGTGTTAGATGACAAAGATATTTCATTGGCTGACATCGCAAAACTGGCAGGAATAAAAGAATACGTTGAGCCTGTAAAAGTATCGGCAAAAGCAGAAAAATTAGTTGAGTCGATCACGGAAGAGCCAAAATCAGAATCAGTCATAACAAAAGCAATCAAAGAGTCCGACGCTGATGATTCGATTGCAACCACAATCAAAAAAGAAGTAAACGAAGAAGTAAACAGACTCGAAAAAATCGCTGAACTAGAAGCACAGTTGGCGGAACTTAAAACTGAGCAAAAAGAAGAACAGACTTATGACTCAAAATCATTCAGAGAAGTTATCACAAAAGATATCGCAGAGTATGTCAAAAACGCGGAAGATACTCAACTTGTGGAACTTTACAACACAATATCGGACAATGAAGCAGTTTACAATGAAGAATCATCAAGCATTCTTATCAAGACTCCAGAAACTACTGAGATCATAGCAGACGCTGAAAAGGCCGAAGCACCAGCAGAAGAAGAACAAGTTGACGAAAAAGTAGTGGACGGTGTGCAAACTGATAGAAACACATCTGAGCCACACTCGAAAGAAAAAGAAGACGAAAAGGAAGCAGAGGACAAGTCCGACGAGAAGGATGACGCCGGTGAAGTTCCAATGCTTGACAAAGAATTCGACGATGACGATGAGATGGGCGAAGATGTTGAATTGGAAGCGCCAGCCGAAGACAAGTTCACAAACGATTTAGATCCAACAGAAAAATAATACTAGCAGATAACTACAGTTACTATGTTGACATGGTTCCTATTAGGTATTTTGATTGGTGTTTTTATAAGATGCTTATCTCAGCCTTACAAATCTGAAGAGGATAAATTCAAAGATCCTTGGAACTGGACAACTTTCGGGTAATAGTAAATAAGTGTATGCAGTTGCACTTGACAGATAACAAATTTGACACAAATCCGCATTGGCATGAACGTATAAAAAGCATATTCGCATGTCCACCCAAAGAAGTGGTAGAGATGTTTGACCAGAATGGATATGATCTAACAAAACTAGAACAACTGTACGCGGTGGCCAATGGTGCAACCGTCACCAAACACAGGAACTCCGAACACATCACACTGCGTCAGCCATGGTTCACTGATGACTCACCAGACTCAGGCCCACACATCAACCATGCCTACATGTTTGAGAGAAAAGGCTACACCGGTGACGCACTACAACAACTGTCCACGTGGGCAGGCTACAGGCCACACTTCCAGAAACTGATAGCCATGCGACCAAAATGGGGACTGGATTTCTCAATAGACTACTGTGACAGGGACGGCAACGTGTTCGAACTGCTACACTGGGAATATGATGGATTCGAATATCAAGAGATAGCAGACAAAAAGGAGAAGATGGAAGGATTCTTGTTGAATCAAGACTGGGACGAACGGGCAAAGACCATGCTGGAACGCAAGGATGAATGGCATAAACTGGGCTTTTTTGAACAGAGCGAATGGAAAACTAGGTTCTTTGGCATAGATAAAGAACGTTTCAAGATGGTGTTGTGGAAATAAATACTGCAAATGAGCTCGATACCCTACAACTACGGAAAATACATAGATGACAAAGTCAGCATGACTGACCAAGGTCATGTTGACTCAGCCAAACAGATACAGTCGCCGGCAAGTGCAGGTAGCAGGGGACTAGCAAAGACAACACAATTCACAAACGACCGGACACAGATGCAGATGGGCAATTCAACGATAGCAGAATCAATGGTAGAAATAAGAAACATACTAAACAGGATCGACGGTGTAAACGCACCGGTGCAGGAAAAAGAATTCAACCCCAACGATGAACGTGATGAAGCACCAAGAGAAGGTGATGTGGTCAATCACAAAGACCTAGGCAAAGTATCAGTGATGAAAGTCACAGGTTCAGATCAGATGGGACAGCCAGCAGAATACATAGTGCAGGCAAAATTATCATACGATGAACTAATGGGTGACGTTGAACTTGGAAAATTTGAATCCTATGAACCATTCCCAGAAGCAGACGAATTCGACATAGAAGAAGATGAAGATTTTGAAGAAGTGTTGGGTCCATTAGGTTTCCCAGAAGACGAGACAGTATTATTTGATGCAGAATACAGGGGCAGGAAAGTCCCACTTAACAAACCAATGCGTGGTGATGTAAAGAAATTTAAAGTTTATGTTAAAGATCCAAAAACTGGCAACGTTAAAAAAGTCAACTTTGGACACGGTGGTACAAGTGCAAAAAGAAAGACTATGAGAATTAGAAAATCTAATCCTAAGGCAAGAAAGAGTTTTAGAGCACGTCATAATTGTGCAAATCCAGGACCAAAGACAAAAGCAAGATATTGGAGTTGTAGGAAATGGTAAAAATTAAAGAAGTAGAAGGCATCACTGAAGCAGAGTTTGAAATATTCGCAGAGAAGAAGGATGCCTGCTATCACAAAGTGAAAGCAAGATATAAAGTTTGGCCATCAGCCTATGCCTCTGGTGCTCTAGTGCAGTGTCGTAAAAAGGGTGCGGCCAACTGGGGTAACAAGAGCAAAAAATGAAGATAAACGAACTTAACGAATCACCAGACAGAGACTACGTCAATCTTCCCAAGGAAGATATAGAAAGACTGCTACAGAAGTTCTTACCCGACTGGGAATACAAAGATAACAGTTTACAGAAAAGATACAAGTTTGAAGACTACTTTGAGGTTATAGAATTTTTGATCAACACGATCAAGCCTCAGGAAAAATTAGATCATCATGCAGACCTAGGTGTGTTCTACGATGAGGTGCTAGTAAAGGTATACACACACAGAACAAACGACGTGACAGACTATGACTTCATGGTTGCTGTTCAGATGGACATGATAGCCAAAATGAAACATGGTGCAATCAATCCAAACTACGACCTTAATGCATTAGTCGACGAAGGTACCAGATGTTGGAAAGGTTACATGCGTAAAGGATTCAAAACAATGTTTGGCAAAAGGGTACCTAACTGCGTTAAAAGAGAAGGCAGGTTCTTTGTAAATGACGCTTTCGGAGAACAAGTTTTCGAATCAACTACAAAGGAAGATGCTTTAGATTTTTTGAGGCAGAACTATTTAGACCTAAAAACCTGTGCTGTGCATGACAACATATCAGAATCAAATCATTCCGGCCTAAGAGCATGGTTCGGTAAAGGCAAAAAGGGTGGTGCCGGAGGCGGCGGTTGGGACAGATACAACACCAAAGGCGAACGTATAGGTAAGTGTGGTGACAGGAAAAAAGGTGAAGGCAAACCTAAATGCCTGTCCAAAGCCAGAGCGGCATCATTGAGAGCATCAGGTGGTAAGAAAGCCATAGCGGCCGCTGTGAGGAGAAAGAGAAGAAAAGACAAAAATCCTGACAGACGTGGTAAAGCAATCAACGTGGCAAATAAGAAGAAAAAATAATTTGCATTTCACAAATATCTAGTATATAATTGTTGAATAACAACAGGAGAAAAAAATGGCAGTAAGAAACTTCAACGACGCAGAAAAACAAAAATTAATCCAAATCATATCTCAAGGCTCACAGGTACTTGGTGAAGTAGAGGATCTGAGAGCAGGTTTGAAAGACACTGTGAAAGCGATAGCAGAAGAGTTAGAATTAAAACCAGCACTAATCAACAAGGCGATATCCGTAGCACACAAGGGCAACTACCAGAACATCGCTGACGAGATGGACACACTAGAAAGTATACTGAACACAGCCGGTAAACTTTAATGGTCAACTTACTCAAAGAATTTTGGGTAACAAGTTACAAAACAGACAAACTTGCTTTTTATCTCGAAGTATTTTCGGTAGCGGTAACAATAGCAGGTTCATGGCTGTTGACCTTTACCTCTCCAGGCCCGGACATGAAAATGGTGTTCCCACTATATCTACTCGGATCAAGCACACTAGCGTGGGCGTCATTCCGCAGAAGAATAATTTGGACTTGCGTATTGGCGTCATGGTTTACTATAATGAATGTGATAGGAAATTTTAGAGTATTTTTATGAGTTACATAGATGCACTATACAAAAAAGACGAGGATAAAATCTACGTTGTAGAACGTGATCCAAAGAAGGGTCGAGTGTTCGTAGAGTACGACGCAAGATACGTTTTTTATTATCCAGACGCAAGAGGCAAACACAGGTCGATGACTGGAGAACCTTTGCAAAGGGTAATTTGTCAGACAAACAAGGAATTCATTAAGGAGCAGAGGATTAGGTCCAACAAGCAACTTTATGAACAAGATATCAATCCGGTGTTCAGATGCTTAGAAGAAAACTATTTGGGCAAAGAGACGCCCAAATTGAACACTATGTTTTTTGATATCGAGGTTGACTTCGATCCAGATCGAGGTTATTCCACAACAGATGATCCGTTCATGCCCATAACTGCCATAAGTTGTTACATGAGTTGGACGGATCAACTGGTGACACTTGCTGTGCCTCCAAAAACAATTAGCATGAAGGACGCACAAGAGCTCACTAGAAGATTTGAAAATACCATGTTGTTCGAAAAAGAAAAAGACATGCTTGATGCGTTCCTACAACTTGTTGAAGATGCTGATATATTATCAGGTTGGAACTCCGAAGGGTATGATATACCATACACTGTGGGTAGGATACAAAAAGTATTAAGTTCAGATGATACGAGACGTTTGTGTTTCTGGGGAGAAAAACCAAAGAGAAGGGTGTTCGAAAAATATGGCAGAGAACAATTGAGTTTTGATCTTGTAGGCAGGGTGCATCTCGATCTGCTAGAACTATACAGGAAGTACACATATGAAGAACGACACAGTTTCAGACTTGATGCTATAGGTGAACACGAACTAGGCGAGAAGAAAACAATTTATGAAGGATCATTAGATAATCTTTATAAAAATGACTTTGGATTGTTCATAGAATATAACAGACAAGATACTGCACTGCTGGCCAAACTTGAAAAGAAGTTGAAGTTCATAGAACTTGCGAACGAGATTGCACACCAAAACACTGTGTTGCTACAAACAACAATGGGTGCGGTTGCTGTAACTGAGCAGGCCATTGTCAATGAAGCACACAGGCGTGGTATGATTGTTCCAGGCAGAAGATATAAAAAAGATGGTGAAGAGAATCAACCGGCGGCGGGTGCCTATGTGGCAACTCCTATAAAAGGCATACATGATTGGGTTGGTTCAATTGACATCAACTCTCTGTATCCAAGTGTAATTAGAGCGTTAAACATGGGACCTGAAACAATAGTTGGGCAGATAAGACCTGTCATAACATCAGCAGAGATCAACAGGGCCAAACACGCAAAGAAGTCTTTCGCGGCGGCATGGGATAGCCAGTTTGGAAGTTGGGAATATCAGGCCGTTATGAACAAGGAAAAAGGAACAGAGATCATAGTGGACTGGGAGGACAAAACCAGTGTGCGTATGAGTGCGGCACAACTTTATGATATAGTTTTTGAAGGCAACAACAAATGGATGTTGAGTGCTAACGGCACAATATTCACATACGAGTATGAAGCAATTATTCCAGGATTACTGAAACGTTGGTATGCTGAAAGACAGGAAATGCAACGTAAGATGCATGAGTGTGGTGATAACGAAATTGAAAGAGAATACTGGGATAAGAGACAACTTGTTAAGAAAATTAATTTGAACAGTTTGTACGGTGCTATTTTAAATCCAGGTTGCAGATTTTTTGACATAAGGATTGGACAGTCTGTGACATTGTCAGGAAGGTGCATAACGAAACACATGGCAAGTAAAGTAAATGAAATAGTTGCAGGCAAATATGACCATAAAGGTGAGAGCGTTGTTTATGGAGACACTGACTCAGTTTACTTTTCTGCATATAAAACTTTGAAAAAAGAAATTGACCAAGGTGTTATACCATGGACAAAAGACTCAGTGGTGGCCTTGTATGACAAAATATCTGACGAGGTCAATGGCTCATTCAAGGCATTTATGACAAAAGCATTCCATTGTCCAAGCACCAGAGGTGAAGTGATTGCCGCGGGTAGAGAGCTTGTAGGATCTAAAGGTCTGTTTATTACAAAGAAAAGATATGCACTGCTCTACTATGACAAAGAAGGTGAGAGGACTGACACGGCGGGCAAAGAAGGAAAAATGAAAGCAATGGGACTTGATTTGAAAAGGTCTGACACTCCTGTATTCGTACAGGACTTCTTGAGTGATCTTCTTTATATGGTATTGACCGGTAAGAACGAAACAGAAGTGTTAGAAAAGATCAGCGAATTTCGAGCAGAATTCAAAGCAAGGCCAGGTTGGGAAAAAGGATCTCCCAAGAGAGCAAACAACATGACCAAGTACACAGCGGCCGAGGAAGCGAAAGGCAAGGCAAACATGCCGGGACATGTGAGGGCCAGCATGAACTGGAATAGGTGTAGAGAAATGTATGGAGACAAATATTCGTTGCCTATCACTGATGGTGCCAAAGTTATTGTGTGCAAGTTGAAGAACAATCCACTAGGCTATACAAGCATCGCATATCCTGTAGACGAAATGCGTATTCCAGAATGGTTCAAAGAACTGCCATTCGACGGTGACGCTATGGAAAGCACTATCCTAGACCAAAAGATTGACAACCTCATAGGTGTGCTAGGTTGGGACGTTCAAAGCACAGAGACCACAAACACATTTAACAAACTATTTGACTTTTAAATACGGATATGGATTTGAAGGAAATTTATATCGAAAGTCTGAAATCACACGATTGGAACTACGAGAGACACAACGATTCAAAGTTTGAAATTGGACTTAATCAGAAAGATAAAATTAGAAGTATAATCGCAGAAGCCTATGAACTAGGAAAAGATCCTGCTAGAATATTTTACAGCATTTGTCCGGAACACCTTTACAAGCAGTCAGCAGATTATGGAATCAGAACACCATGGGAAGAATTGTTGCTAGATCAAGAGATCCAAAAAGAAGAAAATCAGAAAAAATTTAACAATGTTAAGTATTGAAGAAATTAAATTATTAATAGAAAAACTCGAGAAGGCAAAAGAATCCGATTTCAAAGATTTGATAGATACAAATCTAAAAATACTTAAAGATATCGAAATGGCCGTAGATGCAAACAATGAGGCTGTGATAGACAGGCTAGACAAAACTCCAGAGTGGTTTACGAAAGATATTGACGCCAAAAGAATCAGACCAGTTGTGAGTCCATGGTTATTTAGATTGATTCAGACAAAGATATATCAGTTCGCACAAACCAGTGGAAATTACAATAGTTTAGAAATAGGTCCTGGCACAGGCATGTTTTCAAGAGAATTTGGAGCATGGAATTTGAACTATTTCGTGGATGTTAACACATGGGTGGAAAAGAGTATACGGAAGAAATTCCCTAACAGGGCTCAAAAAAATTTAAAGTTTTATCTTACAGACCGAACCAAATGTGATGACATACCTACCAATAGTTGTAATTTTGTTTTTAGTTGGGACACCTTTGTGTTTTTCACCAAGGCGCACATAGAGGAGTACTTGCAAGACATTAAGAGAGTATTAATAGACGGTGGTTATGGATTCATTCAATATGCAGACTGCGAAACAGAAATAGACCTGTCACGTGCCCAAAGAGGCTACTGGAATTACAATACCAAATCAGGCATGAAAGAAATGCTTATCACTGCCGGATTTCAAATAGTGGAAATGAATCAATTCATGGCTGGAGCCAATTTTGTAATATTTCGTAAGCCTGGTAAACAAAATACCGTGCTGTATGAAAAAAGTGAAATAGTACTAGACTAAGATCTAAATATACTATACAATAAAAGCATTATGATAGACATCTTAAAAGACATCGTTAAACATACGCATGGACTGGGATTCTTGGATCTTGTTAAGATCACTGGCGACGACAAAGAGACTGTCATCGATTCAATGGCCGAAGACAGATCTGTGATCCTGCAAGGGTCTTTCCACAAACCACAAGCGGAAATGAATGGTACGTTTGGTATGCCACAGATGGGCAAACTAGACATACACTTGAAATGTCCGGAGTACAAGGAAAAGGCAAACATAACAGTGTTGTCCGGTGAGAGAAACGGCGCAACAGTTCCAACAGGAATCCATTTTGAGAATGAAAAGGGTGACTTCAAGAACGACTACAGGTTTATGAATGCTGAGATTATCAACGAGAAACTTAAGACTGTGAAGTTCAAGGGAGTTAAGTGGGACGTTGAGATCGAACCAACTGTGGCAAGTGTGCAGAGATTCAATTTCCAAGCAACTGCAAACACAGAACACAATTCATTCGTTGTGAGGACAGAAGACGGAAACTTGATTTTCACTTTTGGTGATCAAGCATCGCATGGTGGTGAGTTTACATTTGCAACTGACGTTAAGGGCACACTTAACAAAGGTTGGAGTTGGCCTGTAGGACAGGTGTTACAAATACTTAAACTTTCAGACTCGGCAAAGGTCATGTTGCACTTCTCTAACGAAGGTGCCATGATGGTCAGCGTTGACTCAGGCTTAGGCAAGTATCAATACATCATACCAGCACAGGCGCAATAATGACGACAGATAACGGTAGGCAAGAACATCTCGGAGACTTGAGCAGAGACTTTGCTGTATTCTTGCCTGCTATATCAAATTTCTATAATACATTCATCAGCAAACAAAGGGTAACAGAAGGCAAACATATTCCTGCTGAAAGGATACCCAAGACTTTTGAAAACGGCGTAGAATCGTTAAACTTTATTAATCCAGACAAAGGTATGTTCACCTATCCAACCGCACTTTATTCGGCAGGACATGCCTGCCTTGACATGGAGAAGGTGGCAGACAGAGATCATATGTTTGTCAACAGAGATAGAAAATTTACAACGATAGTTGGTGATTCCGGTGGATATCAGATTGGCAAGGGTGTCATAAAATTTGATTGGAAAGATTTTGAAGGAAACAAAGCCAACAAAGTTAGGTCAGATATTCTTAACTGGCTTGAACTTACAAGCGACTGGGCAATGACACTAGACGTGCCAACATGGGCGGCTGATGATCTTAACAGTCCTAAGACAGGTCTTAAAAGTTTCCAAGACACACTGGACGGCACAATATACAACAACAAGTTCTTTCAAAAAAACAGGCTAGGACAAACAAAATTATTAAACGTGTTACAGGGGGATGACTGGAACACAGCACAGATATGGTATGATGCTGTGAAAGACTTCGAATTCGAAGGATGGGCAATGGGTGGTATCAACATGTGTGACATGGAAGTGATGCTAAAACGCCTAATAATTATGAGAGATGAGAAGAAACTTGACGGCAAAGACTGGATGCACGTACTAGGAACTTCGCAGATGGATTGGGCGTGTTATCTTACACAGGTACAAAGACAGGTAAGGAAACACATAAACGAAAACTTCACAATTAGTTTTGACAGTGCATCAGCATTTTTATCGACTGCAAATGGCCTAGTGTACACACATAACTCGTTTGCTCCTGACAGATTCTCTTTTGTCATGGACAAGGCTCCAGATGACAAAAGATTGAAGGATTCCAACATACAGTTTCCATTTGATAGTGGAGTTGGTAGAAGATTGACAATGGGTGATGTTTGCTTCTATGGCGAGAATGATCTAAACAAAAACGGAAAGATAGGGGCGACTAGTTGGGACAGTTTCAGTTATGTCCTAATGATGGCCCACAATGTTTACAATCAGATAAGAGCCATTCAAATTGCAAATGATCTAAATGACATAGAATCTATGAAACACAGACCAGAAGTGAAGCATTGGCGTAAAACAAAAGCATCGGACAAGACAGATGAGCCAAGTATATATGTTCCAAGAAATATTTTGTATTTCAACACATTTGTAGAAGAAGTTTTTACCAGTGAAAAACCAATGGATGTGATTGCAAGTGCATCGAGTTACTTGGCAGACATAAGAGGTAATAGATGGGCAAGAGCGACAGGTGGCGGTAAAGGCACCAATAACTTTAGTTCTTTATTTGAATAGGAGGATAAATGAGGCTGACAAAGAGAAGAAGCAAAAAACTTAAAAAACTCGAGGAAGAACACGCATACTTAGACCGTAAGGTAAAAGAACTTACCAAGGATAGGCTTAAAGACAGAAGTACAGAGAGTAAATCAATATTGATGAGATTGAAAAAAACCAAATTAGCTTTGAAAGATGCTATAGCCAAGGCGAAGTCGACGTTGACAAAATAGTGTACCCGTAATATAATATAGCATGGACAGAGATTACAAGACAGGTAGAAGTGACAGTGTAGGTGTATTTTCAGGTTTTGAAGTAGAACATACTCCAGCATATGGTAAAAAAACGTTGTTCCTTGCAAGGAATGATTTGCTTTTTGACCAAATTGTTGATTTGGCACAGAAGGTAAATGCAGAAGCAATATACTTTGGCGCAAATAGAACTTTCATGCACAACATTGTTAATACATCAAATTTGATCAAAAGACTCATGGATAAAGGTTACTGGTGTACTATCGACTATCAACATAGTGTACACGCAGATGTAAAAGAAAGGTTCTCACAAATTTGGAACGAAGAAAAGTTCATACCGTTTTGTTCAATAATATTTCCTGATTCAGAGAATGATGACAATCTTTGCATTAAAGTCGACGACGTAGATTTTAACAAGACAAACCCAGGTGTTTGGACAATGACCATGGACAACTTCAAGCAGTCAGCAGGATTCACATCATGGGAACATTACAAACAGGACGAGCCATTGGAGGAAAATGATGTCAAAAAAGTCGTCTAAAAAGGATGAAGGCATGGCAAATTACAAGGCTTGGCTGAAAGAAAACAAAAAACTTGAAAGAATGGGACTACACGGAACAGACTACTACGTAAGAAGAGTAGAGGAACTTGAAGCAAAAGTAAAAAAACTAGAAGAAAAATTAAAAAGGAAAGGCAAATGATGAACACGGAAGAACAACACGAGAGGGCATTAAAAGAACAGGCCAACAAAGGATCAAAAATGATATGGGTGACTTTTAGGAAAGAAGGCATCCACAAGTATCCAGCGGCACTAGATAATCCAAAATTAGCGACTGGTGATAGAATGGATGTATCTTTCCTTGGATATCCGCACAGACACATATTCCATTTCAAGGTTGCGATAGAAGTTTTCCACGACGACAGGGACATAGAATTTATACAATTCAAGAGATGGATGGAGGATATGTACAGTGAAGGCACACTAAAACTGGACTTCAAATCATGTGAGATGATGAGTGATGATCTCTATGTGCAGATTGCGAAAAGATATCCTGGCAGACAGATTGAAATAGACGTATCGGAGGATGGTGAAAACGGAAGTCATGCAGTCTATGATAAGCCGGCACCAGTGAGTGCGATATAATGAAAGAGATTCATATACAACAGAATAGGGCTACAACAAGAATGGGGCATCTTCCCATAGAGGGTGGCGGCCTAAATGCTGGATATGATACTGTTGATGCGGTGGCAAACATCTGCACCACAGCAGGTAACTTGGGAATGATATATGGCAAAGATTTTATTTGGGCATACGCAGGATACGAAGAAGCGGGGGATGACCTCGAAGAGTGTATCACACTTATGGTCAAAGAAGAAAAGTATGAATCGTTCCTACAACTTGCCATACAAAACAATCATAAAATAAGGCACACAAACAAAGGAACAGTTAAATTAGTTAAGGAGAGAAAATAAAATGAAAGTACCATATGCAAACTTTAAAACTAGAGAAGGCGACAACGATGCTGTGGGTGGTTGCACATTCATAGGCGGAACATGGAAAGATGTAGACACCACAGAAATTTTTGACAATAAAAGGGTGGTCGTATTTGCACTGCCGGGGGCATTTACACCCACTTGTAGTTCACAACAACTTCCTGGTTATGAAGAAAAGTGCGACGACTTAAAAGCACTAGGAGTAGATGAAGTTTATTGTCTAAGTGTAAACGATGCATTTGTGATGAATGCTTGGTTCAGAGATGAAAAAATTAACAAAGTAAAAGCAATCGGAGACGGAGAAGGCGTGTTCACTCAGGGAATGGGTATGCTTGTCAACAAACCTAAACAAGGATTTGGAATGAGATCTTGGAGATACTCGATGCTTGTAGACAATGGTGAGGTTGTAAAAGTATTTGAAGAACCTGGCAAGAACAATAGCAGTGATGATGACGATCCTTTTACAGTATCTGACGTTGACACAATGATAGAATATCTTAAAACTTTCAATGAGGGAAATACTTAAAAAAAATATTAATGGCAGAGAAAAAATACGAACATGGATTTGTAGAAGCAAAAACGTCCGGTGGTGCTGTATACGAGCTTGGAGTAAAAACATCCAAACACGATAAGGCTTTGAGACGATTGGCTCAGCCATTAATGGACAAATATTGGAAAGACACTGGACAAAGTGTCACCACACTGCACCGAGTGTACAATGTAGCAAGATATCTTTTAAAAAGATCTCAGAGGCCTAAATGAACACTGTTTTTTTTGATTTTGAACCCGGAGACAGAGTAAGAAATCCAAAAGCACCAGATTGGGGTATAGGGCAAGTTCAGTCAATTATTAAAAACAAAGTAACCGTAAATTTTGAAAATGCAGGCAAGAAAACTGTTGATGGTGCTGTGGTAGATTTGGAGAGAATATAATGTACAAACCATTACCAGACGGATTGACAATACGAGAATCTGATGTGCAAGGTCTCGGTCTGTTTGCCACAAAAGATTTTGATGCAGATGTTGTGCTTGGAATAGTGCATATCCTAAATAAAAACTTTCCACACGGTAGCATAAGGACGGCCTTGGGGGCATTTTACAATCATTCAGACAATCCCAACTGTAAGAATGTTGCAGGCTTTTGGCATCAATTACCAGTGAAATACCTAATTACAACTAAACCTATCAAGAAAGGGGAAGAACTAACAGCGGCATACACTTTGTACAAAGATTTTAATGACAAGTGGGAATAAATCTGTTATACTAATACTATGAAAATATTTTATATGGGACTTGAGTCGTATCAGGCACGATACACTTATCAATTGACTGACTGGACAAAAAGAGCATATGACAAACGAGGAATGAAGTATGAAATTGTTCCTGGCGACACAATAGATGATTCAGAGGCCATTGTTACTGGGCAAGTGCTAGACGCACATGGAAGAAGTTACTTTGGCATGAGCCAAATGATGAACTTGGTCAAGATGTTGAAAGCAGGGGAGATCACTAGCAATGACGCAGTGTTCTTCGAAGACATGTTTCAACCTGGAATGGAATCACTTCCTTACATACTGCAACAGACCCCGGAGAAATACAGGCCAACAATATATTTGCGATGCTTGGCACAGGCGATCGACCCAGATGACTTTGTTCACGTATGGGGAATGAGTAAATGGATGAGCCTATATGAACAGATGTGCAACGAGATCCCAAATGTTGTTATTCTTGCCAGCAATGAAGAAATGGTGGCAAACATGAGGATAGCAAACTGGAAGGCACCAATATACAACATATCAGGATTGAGTTTTGGCAAGGAAGAAGTTCAAGGCAGAGTTGAGCAAAAACCTTTCATGGAGAGAAAGAACAGAGTCGTGTTTGGTGCAAGATGGGATCAAGAGAAACAACCACAGTTCTTCATGGACATGATTACTAAATTCAAGGAGAAACATCCAGAAACAGAATTTGCAATATGCCAAGGCGGACCTTTAAGATCCAATAACAAATATTATGTTGACGAAGCAAGGCATCTTGAAAAGAAAGGTTTACTTACAATACATGAAGATCTTAAGAAGAACGAATACTATGAGATACTTGCTGATTCAAGAGTGTTATTCAATTGTGCTTTACAGGACTGGACATCAAACACTGTGTCTGAAGCAGATGCTTTAGGTTGTAATGTGTTGTTTCCAGCATACAGGTCATTCCCGGAAGTGTTCGCAAACGATCACACAAGACTATACGTGCCATGGTCACACGAGGACGCAATGACCAAACTAGAATTACTATTAAGCAAACCATCCCCTAGTATGGGTCAAATATCCGATTGGACCAACGGCACAATCGACAGGATGTTGGACATCATGACAGGCAAGGGCGAACAATGGAGAAGAGATGGATCCCACTACAGGACACCAGTATCAGAGTCCAAATATTAAGAACGTAACCAAAGCAGTATTGGTAACAGGTGGCGCAGGCTACGTTGGCTCACACACTTGTAAACTACTTGCCAAGAACGGGTACCTGCCGATCACAGTAGACAGGCACTTCAGAGAAGGCTTGGTGTCATACGGACCAACGCACAACTACACTCTGCCACAGGAAGTAGACAGACTTGATGAAATCATAAAGCGATACAACATATCCAGTTGCATACATTTTGCAGGCAGTACCAGTGTTCCAGAAAGTGTTGAAAATCCTTCACTGTACTACAAAAACAATTTTGTGGTCACCCTATCTCTTTTAGACAAATTGATAAGTTGTGGAGTGAAAACATTTGTGTATAGTTCTAGTGCGGCCACATATGGTGATCCAGGTCTAAATAAATGCAAGGAAACAGATGTTCCAAGACCGATCAGTGCCTATGGAGGTAGTAAATTAATGATGGAGATGTTGTGCAAGGATTACATGACCGCGTACGGATTGTCAAGTGTTGGACTTAGGTATTTCAATGCCGCTGGCGCTGATCCTGAAGCGGAGATAGGTGAGTTGCGTGACAAGGAAACACACATAGTACCATTGGCAATAAATGCCGCCAGACAAGGCAATACGTTCAAGATATTCGGAGACAAGTATCCAACAGAGGACGGCACGTGTGTAAGAGATTATGTCCACGTGATGGATCTGGCAGACGCACACATAAAGGCACTAAATTACGCTTCAGAAAATTTGACCTCTGAAGTTTTTAATCTCGGTTCGGGTGCTCCTGCTTCAAACAAACAGTTGGTAGAAACAATTCAAAAATACACAGGTAAAATGAACATTGAAATATGGGGAAACAGGCCAGGAGACCCAGCGTATCTCGTGGCAGACATAGAAAAAGCCAAGAAGATATTAAAGTGGGAGCCAACACAAAGTTCAATTGACAACGTGGTGGCAACTGCTGTAAAATGGTATAACAAGACGCACAAAAAGGAAATACAATAATGAGTGAAGATATTTTGAAAGACAGTTGGGTTCCGGAAGGTCCTATCAGTAAAACTATCAAAGAAAGAATCAAAAGAGCTGGCAAGAGATTTCATTCTAACGATAACATCTCTGAGTTCATAGAAGATGGTGAAATGGATCTACTACAAGCAGAAGTACAAGAGAAACTACAAGGTGTGTTAGACAGTCTTGTTATTGACACAGAGAACGATCACAACACGCAGGAGACTGCAAAACGTGTTGCCAAGATGTATATCAGAGAAACATTTGGTGGCAGATTTAAGCCAGCACCGAGAGTTACAAGTTTCCCCAATATGGGGTACAAGAGCATGTACACTAGTGGTCCGATATCAATTAGATCAACGTGTGCCCACCACTTCCAGAACATCGTAGGTAAGGCATGGGTTGGCATCATACCAAATGGAGAAGTTATTGGATTAAGCAAATTTAATAGGATTGTACATCACATAGTAGAAAGACCACAGATACAAGAAGAGATGACTACACAGATCGCAGATGAATTGAAGAAATATGCTAAGACTAACAACCTCGCAGTAGTGGTCAAAGCAGAGCATCACTGCATGACGCACAGAGGTGTAAGAGAACATGAGTCTGATATGACAACAGCAATCATGCTTGGAGCATTCAAAGAAGATCCTGCAACAACAGACGAATTTTACAAAATTAGCATGAGCATGAAAGGACACGGATAATGACAGAGTTCACACACGGTATCCAGGGAGCAATCAAGAAATTAGTTACTGGATCTAGTGTGGGACTTGCTATAATTTACACATTAGGTCATATCGTTATCGCAATGACAGTTGTCTATTGTATGACTGGCGCAAGTTTATGGCAGGCAGGTGCTGTTGCTTTGATTGAACCATCGATAAACGGAATTTGGTTCTACGTATTGCACTCTGCTTGGAAAAAGTACAAGGGTTTATAATGTCTAAAAAAAGTGAAAAACAAAAACAAGCACAGGTACAATCAGACGCCATTGAAATGGACGGATTTAGTCAAGGAGTGACGTACGGAGGGAGTTTTGAAATGGAAAACGGAATGAGTGACATGACATACTCATTTGGTGACGTAGGGCAACTAGATTTATTTTCAGAGGAAGATCTTAGAGAAAAATATCCAGCACTGAAACAGGCATGGGAACATTATCAAAGTGTTTTAGAAGTTTGCAAAACAAAGGAAAATGAAGATGAGGATTAACACCGAACCAAAATTAAATTTTGAAGACGTTTTACTACAGCCTAAACGTAGCACACTGTCAAGCAGAAGAGATGTAGACATGACTAGGAAATTTACATTTAGGAATTCAGGCAAGGTGATGGACTTCCTGCCAATATTTGCAAGTAACATGGATGGAGTTGGGACTTTTTCCATGGCCAAGGAAATGCAAAAGCACAAAATGATGACTGTAATTACAAAGACAACCACGGCAGAACAATGGAAAGCGGCCGCAGGCACAGGATTAAGAATGCAGTCAGTATCTGTGTGTACAGGAACGAACGTCATGTGGGATCCAGAAGCACCTGATTGGGCAACAATGACCAAGGTGTTAGAAATGTTTCCAGACGTGAAAATGATCACAGTAGATGTCGCGAACGCATATCATCAGAACATGGTGGATTTCATCAAAAAGGTTAGAGACAAATACGCCGACAAGGTTATAATAGCAGGGAATGTCGTCACGCCAGAAATGACCGAAGAATTGATTATAAATGGTGCTGACGTTGTCAAGATTGGCATAGGGCCAGGATCAGTTTGCACGACAAGAACAATGACTGGTGTTGGTGTGCCGCAGTTCTCAGCGATAGTTGACTGCTCAGATGCCGCTAATGGCGTTGGTGGACACATCATGGCAGATGGTGGTTGTGTACACCCAGGAGACATAGCCAAAGCATTTGGTGGCGGAGCCCACATGGTAATGATAGGCGGAATGCTGGCAGGACACGATGAATCCGAACAGCCGGTGGTAGATGGCAAAATAGAATTTTATGGCATGAGCTCAGATAGAGCCAGAGAAAAGCATGGCAAACGTAAGGATGGATACAGAGGAAATGAAGGAAGGCTAATATCTTTACCACACAGGGGACCTGTTGAACCAACTCTAGAGGACATACTGGGTGGAGTAAGAAGTGCTTGTACGTACATAGGTGCAAGAAGATTGAAAGACATGGCCAAGTGTGCAAGTTTTGTGACAACAAATAACGTAATCAACAGGGTATATGAAAAATACACCACCGGTTAGAAAGCCTTATCAAGCATTGGCATGGTTTGGCACCATAGCACTAATAGTAGGTGCGTGTATGACAGCACTGAACATATATCCGTTGAATGTGTATGTGTGTGTAATTGCAAACGGTTTATGGCTATGGTGTGGTTGGTTGTGGAGAGAACCAAGCGTGATCGGTTTGAACTTTGCAATGACGATCATCTACGTGGCAGGAACAATTAATGTATTTTTAAAATGACAATGGATACTAACAAGAGTTATTTTACAACAGGTCAAATGCGTAATGCGTTGATTCAGATTGAGGACAAGATGGTACATTCAAACTGGATGCCAAGTATCATACTGGGAATAAACAGAGGTGGATGCATACCCGGTGTGTATCTATCACACAGACTCAACACTGCACATGAAGTTTTAGATATCAGGCTGAGGGATCATAAATCAAAACCTGATCTACGTGTTTTGGAAAAAGCATTTGCGTTCCAAAAGAAAATTCTAATCATAGATGACATAAATGATTCAGGAGCGACTTTTCAATATATTTTAGATAATTTTGGTAAACACGATCAAAGAATAAAGTTTGCCGCACTTATACACAACAAACCTAGTAAAGTAAAAGTAGATTACCATGGGTACGAGATTAACAAAGATGAAGTGCCAGCATGGATAGTATTTCCATGGGAAGAATGGGACAAATAAACTAAAGGTTGTGTTGACACCATACTAAGAACCTAGTAAAATTTACATACATTAATAAAAACCTATAGGAGGACTTAATGTTAGAAAAACTATTTGGTCTAACAAAAGCCAAGACATCAGTGAAGACTGAGATAATGGCTGGCGTGGCCACTTTCCTAACAATGGCCTATATCACGGTGGTCAATCCAGCGATACTTTCAACGGAAGGTTCCGGAATGGACTTCGGTGCTGTTTTTACAGCAACGATTATTGCCGCAGTGGTAGGAACATTGATTATGGGGTTATGGGCCAATTGGCCTGTGGCACTTGCACCAGGTATGGGACTTAATGCGTTCTTTACGTTTGGTGTAATATTTGGAATGGGATATACTTTCCAACAGGCACTTGCCGCTGTATTTGTAGCGGGTATAGTGTTTATTGGATTATCAGTAACACCTGCTAGGAAGTATATCATCAATTCAATTCCGAGAAGTATGAAACTAGGCGTTGGGGCCGGCATAGGATTATTCCTTGCCATCATAGGCTTCAAGAACGCAGGGATCGTGGTTGATCATCCTGCCACTCTAGTCGGACTTGGAGACATCTCAAGTTGGCCTGTGTTATTAGCAGGTCTAGGTTTTGCTGTAATGGCAATCCTTGACAAGAGAAAAGTTCCGGGTGCAATTATCATCGGAATATTAGCAGTCAGCATCATCGCTTGGGTATTTGGAGTATCCGATCTTAATGGTGTTGCGGGTGCGATACCTAGTCCGGCTCATGCTTTCAGTCTAGACTTTAGTCTGATAGCGACGGCAGGATTCATTGGTACTGCGTTTGCATTCTTGTTCGTGGACTTCATGGACACGGCAGGTACCTTGACTTCAGTTGCTAACCTTACAGGCAAGGTGAACAAGAACGGAGAAGTTGAAGGGATTGACAAGGCGTTGCTATCAGATTCTGTTGCAACATCTGTTGGTGCATTGGCAGGAACATCAAACACCACTTCATATATTGAAAGTGGTGCTGGTATCAAAGAAGGCGGAAAGACTGGACTTACGGCAGTGACAGTGGCAGTGCTATTTTTGGCCTGTCTGTTCTTTGCTCCGTTGGCTCAGAGTATCCCGGCGTTCGCTACTGCACCGGCATTGATATTCATCGCAACATACTTCTTGAGGAACCTCAAGGACATCGATTGGGATGATGTTAGTGAATACGCACCGGCCGTATTGGCGGCTGTTATCATGCCACTGACATTCAGTATCGCATATGGTATAGCACTGGGTTTCATAGCCTACGTGGTTATCAAAGCGGCGAGTGGAAGACAAGCAGAACTTAACGGCGGCAGTCTGGCGATTGCGGCGGTAAGTTTACTTTACTTCGTAGCAGTATAAGTTTGTGGGGGGAATTAATTTTCCCCCATTGACAAAACATCTAAATACATTTATAATAAGAGAACATCATGGGAAACATAGCAGGAAAAATTTGGGGACAAACAGAACTAATAGAAGCAAATGGTTCTTGTGAATTCCATAGGATTGATTTTGTAAAAGGTGGCACGTGTTCAAAGCACAAACACGAATACAAATGGAATGGTTTCTACGTGATGTCAGGCGAGATGAAAATCCGTGTGTGGCAAAAGGACTACGACCTAGTAGACGAGACCATACTTAAAGCCGGTGACTACACAGCCGTAAAGCCAGGACTATATCACTCATTTGAGGGATTGGAAGACGGTGTTGCGTTTGAATTGTACTGGGCGGAATTCAGACACAACGATATACAAAGAGAAAGTGTTGGTCATTTACAAACAGGCAACGTGGTAAGGCTTGATAAGAAAAATGACAAAACACGAAAATAAGATTCCAATAAAAGGTTACGCTACATTTGACCCGCTGAAACATTGCGTGATAGGATCAGCCTTCAAGCCAGACTGGTTCAAGCATCTGTCAATATATAAGAACGATAAGATAATGGATCCACTAAAGCGGATAGCCGAGGAAACTGAGGAAGACTTTGAGACCCTGGAAAAGATATTGAAAGACGCTGGTGTTAAGACATACAGGACTTTCCTAGACATCAACAAAGTTGGAGGACTTGATAATGTTTTTCAACCTCCCGTATGTCCGAGAGATCACTTCGCCACTATTGGCGAAACGTTCTATGCGGTAGGGAATGGAGCGAAAGGGTATATCGACATTATCAAAAGCATAGACAAGAAGGACACCTATTATGGATTGCAATGGCACGGCAAGTATGATAAAATGCAAGTGTCGACAGCACAGATAGTCAGGGTGGGAAAAGACCTTTGGTGGGACATTCCAAAGACAGTCCCTAAAGAAGTTTCTGACACATTGATACAACGTTGGACAGATGAAGGTTTTAGAGTGCATACTAGTCACAGGGGATATCATAACGATGGAGTTTTCTGTGTGGTCAAGCCTGGCTGTATAATTTCACTGCATGACATACAGAATTACGATAAAGAGTTTCCAGGTTGGGACGTGCTGTATCTACCGGACAGATTGTGGCCCGAATCAAGTGCCTTTACAAAGATGAAAAAAGAAGCAGGCGGACGATGGTGGCTGAAAGGTGAGGAACATAACGCACAATTGATTGAATTTGTAAACACTTGGCTAAAGGAATGGGTTGGATTTGTAGAAGAAACTGTGTTTGATGTAAACATGCTCTCCATAGATCAAAATACAGTGATCTGCAACAGTCATAACAAAGAAATAGCAGACTTTTTTAAAAAACATAAAGTTGAACCAATTATTTTTAATTTTAGGCACAGGTATTTTTGGGATGGCGGAATACACTGCATCACACAGGACCTGTACAGAGAAGGCACACAGGAGGATTATTTTGGCTGACATATATCACATTTGGGCTGATCATAAGCAGGGCGTTGACTCATATGACTTTGCAAACAAAATGCGAAAGTTTCTTGATGGTTTGGTTGAGATGGGCAGGATGAAAAACTATAGGCTTACCAGATCTAAACTTGGATTCAGATCCATGGACATGCCAGAATTCCACATCATGATGGAATTCAACAACATTCAACAACTAGACGACGCAATGACATCTATATTGCGAAATGAAAAGCACATAGATGAGACCCATGTGTCATTCAATCAGTTGGTAAACAAAGACACAATCCAGCATTTTTTATACAGGGATTTTCCAGACGAGTTGACAGAAAACCAACCGCAAGTTAAAATACAAGAGCAAGTGAAAATAAAGATAGATCCGGAAATGGAAAAAAAAATGCGAGGTTCATACACAGTCGATGAAATAGTAAAATCAATGAAGGAGCAATACCCAGACATATGGAAGTAGAAAAAAAATATTACTATAGTGAGATATTTCACAGCATACAAGGTGAGGGGCACTATACAGGAACACCAACTGCTTGGATAAGATTTTTCCTGTGTAATTTGCAGTGTAATGGATTTGGGCAGAAGGACCCAACTGACCCAAGCACGTATGAGTTGCCTTTTCAGGATTTCGATGTTGATAGTGTCAAACGTGTCGAGGACTTGCCTGTATGGGAAAAAGGTTGTGATAGTTCATACACATGGGCGAAGAAATTTAAGAAGTTGATGGGACACGAGACGCCGACTGTGTTGGCTGACAAGATTGTAAATGTGCTGAAAACAGATACAAACATGAATGGTCTATTCCTCCATCCGAACTCAAGACAACACCAGCATCTGTGCTTTACAGGAGGTGAGCCGTTGATGATAACAGGTCAGGCCGCAAGTGTAGGCATATACAGGGCATTAGAGAAGAAAGCAAACTTGCCTAGCTCTATGACATTTGAAACTAACGGCACACAAAAACTGACTGAACCATTCAAGAAATGGGTAAAAGAGATTCCAGAAGAAATATTTTTCAGTGTTAGTCCAAAACTGTTCACAGTGTCTGGCGAGAAAACAGAAAAAGCGATCAAGCCAGCCAACGTAAGAGAGTATGCCGATTGTTCAGATAGAGGACAGTTGAAATTTGTGGTTGGTTCCTCAAGAAGAGAGTGGGAAGAACTTGAAAACACAGTTAGAAAATTTAGAGATGCAGGAGTGGATTGGCCTGTGTGGATAATGCCAACAGGAGCAAGAGAGGAGGAACAAACAGATACCGCTGGTAAAGTTGCAGAAGAGGCCTTTAAGAGAGGGTACAACGTTTCTGCAAGAGTACACGTGTATCTTTTTGGTAATGCAATCGGAACATAAAAGTAGACTAATTAATAAAAATAAGGTATAATAGTAATATGAAGGTAAAGAAAACAGCAAAAAGCACACTGAAGAAGAAAACAACCAAGAAGGCATCTAAGAAAAGCGAAGAGCCCATGGTCAAAGTACTGAACTTGAACGTGAATCCTGAGAATCCAAGAAATGGTTTCTTTGAACTTGATTGGAATGACGAATTTGTGAACATGTTACAACAGTCAGGATACCAAGGAGAGTCAGAAGAAGAGATTGTTGATAGATGGTTCCAAACACTTTGCAGAACGATCGGAAACGAGCAGGGCATAGACGTCACTGGATCTGGTTACGTACAGATCAACAGAAGAGACGACGGCAAGACCGAAGTCAGTTAATATCCTCCCAAATTTTCAACTATTAAATATTGTTGATGTATAGCCTAGATACCTTAAGTGAAATCAATTTTGAACTGAGCAGTCATTGTAATTCAAAATGCTCCCAGTGTCCAAGATACGACATGAAGGGATATGTCCGATCAGATTTAAATGTAACACACCTAGAGTTAGATATAATAGAAAATCTTCCCATTAACCAAATGAAGTCACTAAAAACAGTTTCTTTCTGTGGCAATTTTGGTGATCCTTTGATGCACCCACAACTGGATAAAATAATTGATTGTTTTCCTGAACAAAATATTTCAATAAGCACAAATGCATCTTTAAGAAATACAGAATGGTGGAGTAGTTTAGGAGCAATGAAAAATGTTACTGTGACTTTCTGCATAGATGGAATAGGAAAAGAGCATGAGATGTATCGACGCAATACCTCTTATGAAAAAATAATAAAAAACGCAGAGGCGTACATCAGATCTGGTGGCGAAGCAACATGGCAATTCATTCTTTTCAAACATAACGAACATCAGACACAGGAAGCAAAAAAAATAAGCAAGGAAATGGGATTTAAAAAAATTTCATTTTTATATTCCGATAGGTTCGACACACAAGACACATGGCAGGTATATGACGAGGGAGAATATCTTTATGATCTAGAAAAATCTTCCCAACAAATTACCATGCGAGATGCTCTTGGGTCCGAAGTTGGTGAAAAGTACTGGAAGAATTTGTACAAAGGCAAAAAAGAAATATCTTGCTATTGGAAACAGGAAAAAAAACTTTACATACATAGTGACGGTACAGTGTACCCTTGTTGTATGTTGGGCACTATAAATGCTGGTAAAAATATTGAAAAAGTACTTTTGAAGAAAATAGTGAAGGATTATCAAAATATTGATCTACATCACAACAGTCTGCAAGATGTATTACAATCAGACGTATTTCTCAAGGCATTACCGGCTAGTTTCGGCGGTGATCCATTTTCCCACCCGATTTGTATAGAACACTGCAATAAGGCCACCGGTAAGTATGCGTTGGAAGGATTGAGTAGAGTCAATACAGATAGACAGTTCACATGATTTGTGCTATAATGTACACATGGCCCACATATTAGTAGACACAGCAAACACATTCTTTAGAGCAAGGCACGTTATCAGAGGAGATACGTCCGAAAAGGTGGGCATGGCCATACACATAATGATGAATTCGATTAAGAAAGCATGGCAAGATTTTGAAGGCGAACACCTTGTATTTTGTTTGGAGGGCAGGTCTTGGCGTAAAGATCATTACGCACCATACAAAAGAAATAGAAAAGAAATGGCAGACGCAATGACCGAAAAAGAGAAAGAAGAGAACGAAGTTTTCTGGGAGTGCTATGACGATTTCTGTGATTTTATCAAAACGAAGACAAACGCAACTGTGCTTAGAAACGCAAGGACAGAAGCAGATGACTTAATTGCAAGATGGATTGACAAACATCCTAACATGGACCATGTCATAATCAGTACAGATAAAGATCTTAATCAACTAGTGGCGAAAAATGTAAAACAGTACAACGGTGTAACCGAAACGACTCTTACTAACGAAGGATGGTTTGACAGCAAGGGCAAACCTGTCATAGATAAAAAATTAAAAGCACCAAAACCGGCGCCGGACACAGAATGGATTGTGTTTGAAAAGGCGATGAGAGGTGATCCAAGTGATAACATTTTCAGTGCGTATCCAGGAGTAAGAACAAAAGGCACCAAAAACAAAATAGGATTACAAGAAGCATTTGCTGATAGAAAAGAAAAAGGCTACACATGGAACAATTTAATGTTGACCAAATGGGTTGACCACGACGGAAATGAACACAGGGTCATGGAAGACTATGAGAGAAACAGATTGTTAGTTGATTTACATGCACAACCAGAAGCAATAATTGAGGAAATGGATCAAACTATTGCACAGGCCAAATCGGAAAACAAAAGTATAGATCAAGTCGGAATCAGATTCATGAGGTTCTGTGGCAAATATGATTTAAATAGAATTAGTGAGCAGGCACAACTTTATGTTGAGCCATTTAATGCGAGGTTACAAGCATGACAGTACGGGCAAAGACATTAGTAAAAGATAAATTCTGGATTGTTGAGCAGGATGGTCATAAATTAGGCACCCTACAAAAACAACAGGACAATGGTTGGATCTTTCTGAGTAAAAAAGATAAGAGAGAAGTGTTTCACACTCAGGAAAGTTTGTTCACTAAATTTGGAATAGAAATGTTTGACGCTACAAACATCAAAAAACCAGAGGAAGAAATACAAACAGACAACTTTGATGTGCATGGTTATCCTTGTAGTCAACACCCTTACAATCCAATGTTCGATGTGCAAAAGCAACTTCCAGTTTATACTAAGACTCCAAAAAGCAAAAGCCAATTTTGTGCAGGTTATTACATAATCTGTTTTGAAAAGGGCTGGAGAAAAGCGTATTGTCCAAAAATGATCACACTTTCCAGGTACAAGTACAAAGGTCCTATGAAAACAAAAATAGAAATGCAACAGGTATTAAACAATGCAGTCAAAGAATTCCAAGATTCAAACTAGGCCGATAGAAGATCTCATAGGTCGTATAAGAACATTGCGGCAGAAAGGTGAAAGACAGATAGTCTTGCAGGCCAAAGAAGCCGACCAACTTGCTGACTCCTTGACGCAAGTCATGACTAGAATGGTGACCATACAAGAAGAGATTATCGAAGCACTCAAAACCGCCAAAGAGGCCCAGACTGTAAACATAGAAATGGACGGCGGAGAGTTCAAGTCCAAATAACACAACACAATTTTTGGTAAATATAGTTGTATAGTTTTACAATTATGAGCAGACCAAAACCCACAGTGTTATTACAACACAGCAATAAAAGTACCTACAAAATGGACGAGGTCCTAGCGGCCGAGGGCATTTGGGCAGTGTTCTACGAAGGCAAACCAATCAATTTGAAATCTTCAAGTTTGGTTGCAAACTATCCAGGACCAAAATACAAGAAAGTGTCATTCTCCAACCCAGGACACGCGGAAAATTTAGCCAAGAAATTGAACGCACAACACAACACTGACAAGTTTGGCGTGTACCTTTTGAAGACCGGCGAAAAATTCAGTAGATAATTAACATTACAATGGATCGTAAAACAGCCTACACTCGAACCTTCATGGAACTGTTGGAGCAACCAATACATGATGAGACCATCAAGAACAACTACTACGCATGGTGGCAGAATGTACGTGAAAGTTATCAGGCAAGATCATTACGACTTACCAAACAAGGTCTGGCCATGTTGGAAAAGATTGATCTCAAAACCTACGACATCAAGTTTCCTGCAAAAGTCATATTCACACCACAGACATACCTATGGTTGGATGAATTTGTTGACTGTCCTTACTTTGTAGACAAGCAAAAAATCATAGTGACCATGGAAAAAATGGCATTACAACTCATGTTATTTGCTGGAGATATCACAAAATACGGGTTGGCCAGGGCTATGAGCAAAATGGACGAGCAAAAAAGCCAATAAAACTGCGACTTTTTGCATAGATTTACCAGGTTGACGTACAACACAATTCTGCTATAATGGTATTATAAACATTTTAAACAGGAGTGTACAAAATGCCAAGAGCAAAAAACAAAGAAGCCGCAGTAGGCTCACAAAACAGAACAGTTTCACCCAACGAGGCGAAATCCGCACTGACACATTGTATCAAATTACAAAGACCAATAATGATGTGGGGTGCGCCAGGTATTGGTAAATCCGATATTGTTAAACAAATTGCAGACCAAGAAGGCAGAGAAGTAATTGATATTAGACTGCCTTTGTGGGAACCAACAGATATCAAAGGTATTCCGTATTACAACTCAAAAGAAAACAACATGGTTTGGGCAAGTCCGGCAGAGTTGCCAACTGATCCAAAGTCTAATGCTATTGTTTTCTTGGACGAGCTAAACTCGGCGGCGCCGGCAGTACAGGCGGCGGCATACCAACTTATTCTAAACAGAAGAGTAGGACAATATCACCTGCCAGAAGGCGTTTCAATTGTGGCGGCTGGTAATAGAGACAGTGACAAAGGTGTCACTTACAGGATGCCTGCTCCGTTGGCAAACAGATTTGTCCACATCGAATTGAGAGTGGACTTCGAAGACTGGCTACAGTGGGCTACAGACCAACACATACACGCAGATGTCGTTGGTTATTGCACATTCGCTAAACAAGATTTATACGATTTTGATCCTAGAGGTAGTTCTAGATCATTCGCAACTCCAAGATCATGGAGTTTCGTATCCCAACTTCTATCAGATGACCTGCCAGAAAGTACGCTCACTGACCTCGTAGCAGGTTGCGTAGGAGAAGGACTGGCCGTTAAGTTTATGAATCATCGTAAAATTAGCGGTCAGTTACCTAACCCATCTGATATATTGAGCGGCAAGGTGAAAGACCTTAAGAGCAAAGAGATATCGGCTATGTACTCTTTGACAGTTTCTTTGTGCTATGAATTACAACAGGCACACGAGAAGAAAGATAAAACTTGGAATGAACAAGCGGACAGGTTCTTTAACTACATGATGGACAACTTCGAGACAGAGTTGGTTGTTATGGGTGCAAAGATTGCCTTGACAAACTACAAACTTCCGTTCGATCCTAGCAAGTTAAAATCATTTGATAGGTTCCATAAGAAGTTTGGCAAGTATGTCATAACTGCTATGGAGTCTAAATAGTGGATTACAGAGAACAGAAAATCATAGACAAACTAGTGACGGCAAGGATTGCCTTACTATTAAAGCATCCTTTCTTTGGCAACCTTGCAACTAGATTGAAACTTGTGAACGCAGATGACTGGTGTCCCACTGCAGGTACAGATGGCAGACATTTCTATTACAATACAAAGTTCATAGATTCTCTTACACCCAAAGAAGCAGAGTTCTTGTTTGGACATGAGGTGTTGCACAATGTATTTGAACATATGCTCGTAAGGATAGGAGACAGAGATCCACAACTTTGGAACATAGCGGCGGACTATGCCGTTAACCAGATACTGAAAGATTCCAACATCGGCGAAATGCCCAAAGGCAAAAAAGGTGAGAACAAAGGATTCCAAGATGACAAGTACAAGGATTGGGCATCAGAAAGAATCTATGATGACTTGTTCAAAACTTCAAAGAAGAACGGCAAGAAGTTTTTGGAGAAGATGGGTGAGCTTATGGACGATCACCAAGAGTGGGGCAAAGGTGATGGTGGAGGTGAAGGCAAGAGTAAAGATAAAAAAGGTGGCAAGAGTGGCAAGCCTGTGTATACTAAAGAAGAACTTAAAAAGATCAGAGACGAAGTAAAGGAGGCAATGGTAAGTGCCGCACAATCAACAGGCGCAAGTAATTTGCCAGGTGCTTTACAAAGACTTGTAAAGGATCTGACAGAGCCTAAGATGGACTGGAGAGAAATACTTCAGCAACAGATAATGAGCACACTGAAATCGGACTATACTTGGATGAGACCAAGCAGAAAAAGTTGGCACACATCAGCAATACTTCCAGGACAAAACAATGATGAGATGATTGATATATGTTTGGCTTTAGATGCCAGTGGTAGTATTAGTAACGATCAATGTAAAGAATTTTTGACAGAGGTAAAAAACATAATGGATCAATACAAAGATTTCAGAATACACTTATGGAGTTTTGATACCGCAGTATTCAATCCAAAAGTTTTTACTCCTGACAACGCAGATGAACTATTAGACTACAAACTAGGATCAGGTGGTGGAACAGAATTTGAATGTAATTGGGAGTACATGAAAGAACAAGGAATAGAACCGAAAAAATTTGTAATGTTCACAGATGGTTGGCCTTTTAATTCGTGGGGAGATGAACACTACTGTGACACAATATTTTTAATCAACAATCCTTACGAGAGGGACATCGAAGCACCATGGGGACTAACGGTACAATACAATGACTAATGATACAAAAATATTATACATATCAACTGCTATATTTGTTTTAGTTATAGTTGTTGCCACTGTGAGGTATTATGCTTAATATGATATGGGCAATGATTAAGGATTGGTTAGAGAATCCTATAACCGTAGGAATAGGAATAATGCTATTAACACTTTTGATTTTTGAGATAGGAATAGGATAATGGAAACTAGAGAAAAATGGTACTCAGGATCGATGATAAAAGTAAAGTGTTTTCGAAACTGGATGATCGACACGGCAACAGTCTTATTTGATGACAACAACAACGACCTACGAGCATTACCTAAAACCGTAAGGCTACAAATATTAGTGGTTTTAAGTTTTGTTTGGAGCACCGTGTTCACTGTTTATTTTTTCTCTATGTCTACTATGCTATGGGGTTGGGTAGGACTGGTCCTTGGACATCTTGGAATAATTTTTGCAGTCTATTACACTTTCAAACAGTTTCACAATGCGGCTCATAAAATGGAACCTGATCCAAATGATCCACCATTGTATGACGATGTATGGTATGGCTCATGAGCAAGTACGTTGTTTTTATAATGATGGTGGTAGTGTTGGCTATGTTCTGGAAAGGCATAGAAGTGCTTGGACCAAGCAACACCAACAAGGATATATTGTATGAAGGACCAAAAAAATCCGTTAAAGAAAGATGGGACGCGGCATATGAATGGATGAAGGAGAAACGTGAAGATAAATCCAAATAATTTTTTCAAAAGAGAACTTGATATATTACCACCACACTTTGTAAACACAGTTGTAAAGGCCCATGAGTCAGACATAGAACACATGAGAAAATGGATCTATGAAAACTGTCATGGTAGATACTCAATTACCAAAGATGTTATATACGAAGGTGACCAATCAAGGTCAATCACAGTGATTGGTTTTGAAAATCCAGGTGACCTGACCCTTTTCGCTCTAAGTGGTAAAGCTCAGATAAATCAAATCTAATCGTTGCACTCCATAATTAATTTTAGTATAATATACGTATATTAATACCAATTGCAATTAGGAGAAAATTAAATGGCAAAAGAAGAAACAAAAAAGACGGAAACTGTTGAAGCAACAAAGACGGCGACGGCCCAATCTACTGCTCCAGCACAACCTGATCCGATGGCATTATCGATTGGAGATTTGAAAGGTCTTGCATCAATTATTGATGTGGCATCAACAAGAGGTGCTTTCAAAGCCGCCGAGATGGCAGGTGTTGGAACACTCTACAATAAACTTAACGCATTCCTAGTGAATGTAGAAAAAGGCCAACAAGCAGGTACTGACGCAAAGGCACCAGCGGAAGGAAAATAAAATGGCAACACTAATGAACGTAAACAACCAAGCCATGCCGATGGGTGACAACACCGGAGCGGCGGGTGATGGTCAGACTGGTCCAAAAAGACACTTCAAACACATTGGAGAGTTGGCGGACGAGTCAAAAGCCAAAGTGGTTATCATGTATAGAACAGTGCCAGGTGAACCGAACAACTGTTTGGTTGTTGGTACCAAGTTCTTACCTGACGTGTACCACAATGGTTTGATGTCTGCTGTGGAATCAGAAGGCGGACAACAGGCAGAAGAATTTGCCGACTATGCCGGTAGACAGACATTCGCTGACGGCACAAATATGTTGGCAATGCTTCATAATGACAATTATATCAAAAAATTTAAAACAAATGAAATAATGGTCACTTATGGATCAGGCCCAGACGGAAGAATCTTGTTGAATAAACTTAACGAGATGATTGCAAAAGAAAAAGGCGTCAAAGTCTCGGACCTTGGACAAAAGGATCCAGACGCTAAAGACGATACTAAAAAAGCGGATGCCAAAAAGACAACCGCCAAAAAATAGCACTTGGGTACAGCTCACACGAGATTTCGTTAGAGAGTGGCCGGAGGTTTTGGAAGGCTTACAATTCCAGAACATGCCGGTCAAGTACCTAGATTATATTAATCTTAATCTAAAAAATAATGTCACAATTAGATATGACATTAAAAAAGAGTTGAAAACAAAAAAGCAAGGCATTATTGCTAGAGTTCTAAAAAAAACAATCGAAGATCATTACGTTAGAATAAAAAACGTTGATTTAAAATTTAATGTTCCAGCACTTAAATGTGATATGGAAAACAAGACAAGAAATATTTTATCAAAGACTTTTCGAAAGTAGGTCTAAATTTTTTGCCACTTCAATGGCATTGTCTACATCTGATAGGGGTTTTCTTTTTTCCCTTACACAATCAACAAATTCAATAAGTTCGTTGCGGAGAGGATTTGATTCTATGTCAAATTGTTCGATAGTTGGCTCATAATTCATTCTATCTTCGTTCCAAATGTTGGTAGTAAGTTTGATAGTTTTCTTTTCTTCGTCCCAGAATATCATTCCTTTAGTTCCAACTATTGCTGTTGTTCTAACTTTTTCTGGATAGTACCAACTAAGATTGAATTTTATTGGAGTGCCATTACAAGTGAAAGAGAACTCGTCCCTATCATTTTGGACCTTACCACTGTATTTGTGTCCGCTGTGTTTGATGTTTTGGAACTCATAAGTGCCCAACCAATAGTGTATTATGCTGACATCATGTGGTGCTAGGCTGTGTACTGTGCTTATCTTTGTTTGGAACCTACCCCAGTTGAGCCTGTTCATTTCTATGTGTTGCACTTCTCCTATTTGTGGTAGTAGTTCTTTAATTTTATGTACCCTATCATTGTAAAGGAAGATGTGTCCTACCATCAATGTCTGTTCACGCAGAAAACTTTTTATTATGCAACACTCTGTACAGGTCAAAGAAAGTGGTTTCTCGACATAAACGTTTTTGCCTTGTTGCAGTAGTCTAATGGTCTGTGTGTGGTGATCCCAAGCAGGCGTGGCCAGTATCACGTTGTCATACTTAATGTCCTTTAAATCCTTGCCATCTTTGATATCAATTATTTCTATCTCTTCTACTCCCGGTATTGTTTCCAATTCCGCTTTCAACTCTGATCCCCAATATCCTGCACCTACTAAACTAATTTGCATAAAAGTCCTTTATTGCTTTTATAATGTAATCCTGGTGATGCTCGGGTAATGTATGATAGCAAGGCAAACTTAATATGTTATTGCAAATATATTCTGTTCTAGGCAAAACAGTGCCATTATCAAAAGCATTTGTTTTGTGCGTTGGAAATTTGTAGTGTATGTTAGTCTGTATTCCTTTTTGTTTTAAAAAAGATTGCAATTTATCACGTGTACCCTCAGGCGTTTCAATGACATAAACATAATATGAATGTTTTGACCAAGGTGCTTCCTTTGGACATTTCACAATATCATTAAGTTCTTTGGTATATTTCCTACACACAGACCTTTTCTTGTCCAACCAACTATCTATCTTAGAAAGTTTGGCTGTAACAATCACTGCCTGTAAGTTGTCAATCCTTGCGTTGTAACCTACCTTGTCGTACTCGAACTTTGTTTTCCTTCCATGATCCCTATACATTTTAACTTTATCGATCAATTCTTTGCTACCTGTGACTGCACCTGCATCTCCCATGGCGCCTAAATTTTTTACAGGATTGAAACTGAAACAAGTCAAGTCCACGAGACTGCCGACCTTCTTTCCTTTGTATTCGGAACCAAAACTCTGAGCGGCATCTTCTATTACTTTCAAATTAAATTTTTTTGCGAACTCATTTATCTTATCAATATCAGGCGTTTGACCATAAAGATCAACAAACATGATGGCCTTTAATGTGTCGGTAAGTTGTAGTTTATTAACGTCAAGATGATAGAAATCATCTATGTCAACAAAGACAGGTGACGCACCAACATTTACAATCGATTCTGTTGTTGAAACAAAAGTGTGACCCACCGTCATTACCTGATGTCCAGGTCCGATGTCTAGAGCCCTCAAGGCACAAGTCAGTGCATTGGTGCCTGATCCGATACTAGCACAATCCTCAGCGCCTGTGTAATCACAGATTGCTCTTTCAAAATTGTCCACAGTTGGCCCTGTTATAAAATCTGACCTAAGGATTATATCCTTGATCGCCATGTCTATCTCTGTTTGCAGTTCCTCGTATTGAGGATAAAGATCAACAAACGGTATTTTGATATCGTTGCTCATAATTCTGTTTTAGCCATTCGAAGTTGTATGAATTCATAAGTTGTTGATAATTGTCTTTGTTTTCATCATAGAACTTTTTTGCATCTGTGGCACCTTTATGTACCCAATCTGCATTGTTTCCTGAACCCATCGTGAGCCATTTCTTTAACCTATATTTTCCTTCTACTGTTGGTTTTGCCTGTAATAATTTTATGACTTCTCTAAATGCTGTTCTCCATGCCAACCACGGTGTTTGATTAAAATGATTGATGGCACTGAGTATTGGGACCACTTCGTGAGGTGCTGATAGGGTAAAGTCTAGACCAGGGTTTGTAGTTTTCATTACAAGGCCTTTGTTGTATAACAACACTGCTCCATGACCATACTCCAGTCCATTCACAGGATTCTTGCAGTGAAATATGTAGTGGCAAGGATTTTTCAGCCTATCTGGTTGAAAATCAAATTTAAAACTATCAACTATTTCTAATTTCGGAAACACTGCAAAAAAGTAATCTGTTTCACTCATTGACGCCGCGGCCATGTATGCCAGTGTTTGTCCTATTATGTCTTTTGCCCATTTGGCCCTAGGAAAACGTTTTTTCAATTCCTTGTATCTTTTTTCTGCACTTGGTTCATCATAAGATATAAAAATTATATCCATAGGCTTAGATTCATATTCTAAGTCATAATGCACTATTCTCTCTATGTCATAGAACTGTTTGATGTGCTCTTTGTGTGGTACCAACATTATGTCGTTTGTTTTACCCCAAGTGTAAAGTTTAACATCCTCCCAAAAACTTGGAAAAAAGTTTGGTATTGTTTTTGGATCTAGGTCTTTGTTGTGTAACCATGTATAATAATTAGGATCATTTTTCAAATATTCATAAGGGTCTTTCAGTTTGAAACTTTTTTTTGGTATCCAGTTTTGGAATAGGTTACTGTGTGCATGATAATTTATATCCTTAAAATCTCTTAAAAATTTTAAATTGTGTATTTGTTTTTTAAGTTCTTTAGTTGGTATTAAAAAAACATTGCCTTCTTTATTTGTCCCACCTAGGGGGTGTGTGTTGTACCAGACATGTATCTGTTTCTGTTCATGTTGTTCAGGAATATAATCTAAATCAACAGTTTTTAGATTCATAAAATTTGCAAAAAACCAGAAGTACTCTGTTTTGACGTCATCTATTATAGACTTCAACACAGTAAGATAACTGTCCACGAATGGTACCACTCTTGTATCTGCAAATGGTGACGCAATGTGCTTTGTGTGTTTAAATTTTACCTGTATACTTTCGAATCCAGTCATAATAACTTTCTAATCCTTGTCTTAGGGTAAATTGTGGTTGATAATCTAAAAGGTCTTTAGCCCTGCTTATATCTAAAGTGCCTCGCATGGGATATAGTTTATGCATTCCTATATCTTTGATTTCAGATTGACTGCCTGTTATATCAATAATTGTTTCTGCAAGTGTCCTTAGGCTAGTGGCATTGCCTGCCGTTATGTTGAAACTAGTGTTGGCAACTTCAGAATTTGCCGCTTTAATTATACCATAGGCGGCATCCTGCCTGTACGTAAAGTCAACTCTGTTTTCACCATTGTGCAAGTGAATTTCTTCATTTTTCATTGCTTTGTCAAAAAACTTTGACACAACTCTGTCTGGAAGGTCTCCAGGACCAAATACTCCACTGGGCCTTACAATGACATAGTTGAGTCCATCTCTCTTGGCAAATAACTTTGTGAGCCTTTCACCTGTCAATTTGGCCTCGCCGTAGATGTTCTGTGGTTTAGTACTTGCTTCTTCTCTTGTTCCGTCAACAAAATCACCGTACACCATGCTACTACTGATGTACACAAATTTTTTCGTATTCCATTTAGCGGCATGCCATAACAAGTTTGTTGTTGTGTCAATTACTTTTGGAATGCCATTTATAGGATCTTCGTCTACTATTTTTGCTCTTGGATATGTCGCCATATGTATCACTGTGTCTGGATTGGTTTTGAAGGCTCTAAGGCAAACCAGTCTGTCTAACACATCACCATGGATTATCTGTACATTTTCCTTCTTCCAATTTCTAGTTCTCCATTCAATCAGTTTATCAAGTGCTGACGGAGTAATAATATCGTAAGTGTCTTTGTTATCCACACATACAACTCTGTGTCCGTCGTTGGACAGTTTCTCTATTATCTTTGTGCCTATAAATCCTAATCCACCTGTAATCAAATATTTCATTATAGTACTTTCACTCCGTATTTCGCCGTCCAGTCTTTACCATCTTTGGTGTCATTTACCATAGGCATACCCTTAATGTTCAAACTGGTGTTTAATAATATTGGGCAACCTGTCTCTTTCTTCCATGCTTTTAGCAGTTCATAAAACCCTTCATTGTCGCTTTTTGACACGGTTTGCACCCTAGATGTGCCATCATAGTGCAATATGGCAGGACAGTCTTTACCATGCGTGTACGCCGCTGTATATTGCATATAAGGGGTGTTTTTAACGCCGGTAGGGAGGTCAAAATAGTCGTTTACGTCCTCTTCTAATATGGCCGGAGCGAACGGTCTAAACTTCTGTCTTTTCTTGATTGCGTTTACCAAATCCTTGATGTCCTCACCCCTAGGGTCTGCCAATAACGATCTATTACCAAGTGCCCGCGGGCCAAACTCTGCTCTACCATTTGCAACTCCCACCATCTTGTTTTCTTTCAATTCTTTTATTATCGAGTCCACAGGATACTCACCTTCTATATTATGACCCAGGAATGGACTCTTCCAATTAATAAATGATTTTTGGTGTGCGGCTATGCAACCTAGACTTGATCCTGCATCACCTGGGTTTGGAATTATCCAGATGTTGTCAAATAGTCCTAGGTTTGCAAGTACCTTGTTGGCCGCACAGTTAAGTGCTACTCCGCCGGCATACACCAAATTACGTGATCCATACCTACTTGCCCTGTGCCATAGATCTGCAAGGCACTCTTCCGTCACTGCCTGTATACTGGCCGCAAGGTCCATTGGATCTGCTTCCGGATGCCACTCGCTTAACCCCCTGTGTAGATTTTGCTTCAACTTAAATGGAGACTGATACACAAAGTCATTGTATATGTCTTCTTTGTATTTTGGCTCACCGTATGCGGCCATGCCCATTAAAATGTATTCTTCTTCCGCAGGCTTCAGTCCACAACGATGTGTAAATGCACTGTAAAGTATTCCTATGCTGTGCGGATACTTGATTGTTTCCTTCCTTTCAATCCATATTTTTTCCGCAGTGGATATTGACACTGTATCCCATTCACCAATTGCGTCGACTGTTAGTATTGTTGCCTCTCTGAAAGGCGATGTAAAATATCCTGCCGCGGCGTGAGAGTCATGATGTTTCACGTACTCGTCGATCTTGATGTTGAAATTGTCTAGATGCCATTGTGGCAATTCTGTATGACTTAATGCATCTGACCATTGTCCTGCGTAAAGTTGCCGTGTTTTTTTCAGCCAAGGCTTTTCATAATAAACAACTTTGTCGAAAGGACCATATGTCATTGCCTCATTTACTATTTGCCAATTAAGATAGTGATCGTTTTTGACCTTTGAATAGCGTTCTGCGTGTGCGGCCCATAAAACCTCACCTATGCCAGAACTGTAATCTACCACTGACATGGCGGCATCATGATTCATACAATTAATTCCTAGTATCTTCATCTTCCTCCTTGTGCCAACCCCTGTCCTCGATATTGTTGCCTTTGCATTTAGGACATGCCCAACCCTCTTCCGAGTCGTCCTGTATTAGATCCTGTGGTGCCCCACGCCACTGACAGCCATAGCAATACCAGTTCCACCAGGCCATCCTATTTTGTCTCTTGTCCTGCAAGATATTTCTCTGCTTCCAGGGCCGCCATGCAACCCATTCCGGCGGCTGTCACCGCCTGCCTATAAGTTTTATCTTTTACGTCACCAGCGGCATAAACTCCTTCTACGCTAGTAAGAGTTGAATCAGGTTTTGTAATTATGTAATTCTCATTGTCCATCTCTACTTGGCCTTTGAATATGCCTGTGGCTGGATCATGCCCTATTGCAATGAATACTCCATCTATTTTCTTTTCAGTGATAGATCCATCCACTGTGCTTTTAAGTTTCACACCAGTAACGTTATTTGGATTCTCATCTCCCACTATTTCTTCAATCTGGCTGTTCCAAATACATTCGATCTTTTTGTGTGCAAATAACCTGTCCTGCAAAATTTTTTCTGCCCTTAATTTGTCTCTCCTATGCACAAGATAGACTTTACTTGCCATTCCTGTGAGGTAAAGTGCTTCTTCAACTGCACTGTTTCCACCGCCAACCACTATGACCTCCTTGTCCTTAAAAAAGAATCCATCACATGTTGCACAGGCAGAAACTCCGAATCCTGAAAATTTCTTTTCACTTTCTATTCCCAACCATCTTGCTTGGGCGCCTGTTGATATGATCACACTGTCGGCCGTGTATGTTTCTCCACTTTCCCCTACTGCGGTGAATGGTCTATTACTGAAATCAACTGATTTAATCATGTCTGTAATGATGTCTGTGCCAACACTTTTAGCCTGTTGCTCCATCTGTTGCATCAACCACGGCCCTTGTATTACATCACCAAATCCAGGATAGTTTTCCACGTCAGTTGTTATTGTCAATTGTCCTCCTGGTTGCATACCCTGTACCAACGTTGGCTTCAGCATCGCCCTTGCTGTGTATATGGCCGCGGTATAACCAGCGGGACCTGATCCAATAATTAAAACTTTTGAATGTTTCATTTTACTTTCAAGAATCCTTTCGCTTTTACTAAAGCAGTCTCCCAATCTTCCAATGTCATGTCATATTCAAAATTTTGCGAAGTTTCGTTTACCTGTAATTCTTTAGCACCATTTTTAGTATGGAAATTCCTTGCCATTTTAGTCAACGGTGAAAGTGTAACCAATCGATTTAGATGATTTGATTTTTTGATTCTCTTGTACACTTCATTTATTATTGCACGTCCTCCGCCTTTTTTCTTTGCCCAAACTGTGTAAGCCACTGCAATCGACCCTTGCACTCCTGCCCTGTTACTGGACCTGATTGCGGAATCATAACTAAATTTTTCTAGTTCTTCAACGGTCTTTGGTACCTCATCCGTAAAAGCAAAACAAATGATGGCAGAGATGTCACCTTCGTCATCTCGCAATCCTAGTATTTTTCTACCATATGTTTGTCTGAATACTAAATCTAGTTCAGGACGGACTGGATCTTCTGTGACGTCAATATATGGAAGTTCTACAAGTGTATACTTTGATTCTTTTATTTTTTGTTTTGTGTATGCTTCTAAACTTTTATAATTTTTATTTGTGTAACTTTGTAACTTTGAAAATTTTTCCAATAGTCCGGTGACCGAAGGATGCTCTTTCCATCGTTCCAAAACCTCTTTCAGTTTTTCTTTATTAAGTATTTCCATTTTTATTTGTAAATGAATGGATCTTTCTTCTTAAGTTCTTTCACTCTTTTTCTATAGGCTATTTCTTGTTTGAATTTAAGCCAAAGATTTTTTATCCACTTAAACATGATTTGTGTCCTTTCTAAAAACATATGTTGTTAATCCGCCGTTCCTCCAGTTCCATAATATTCCTGGATGACTGTCTACGAATTTATAATCCATAAACATCTTTTTTACATCTCTACTGTAAAAACTTAATTCGTAAGGATGTTGTTCCTGATCTATTTCTAGGGTTTGAGTAGCATAATCATTTGGCAATAACTTTTGCAACCTCTTGCCCCATGGATGATAAAGACCTATTATGAACATACCACCGTTGTGTAGCATGTTTTGTAACCTTGCTAAAGTCTGCATGTAATCAGGTATGTGATGCAACACGCCCTGGCATATGATTGTATCGAAACCATCATGTGTTTCAAACCTTGTAAGATCTTCTTTTATGAATTTAAGATTAGGCCTGTTCAGTTCTTCTTTTATTTTCACTGCATAATTTATACTATCTGCAAAATCTACTCCGGTAAAGTTTTTGGTAGGATAGGTTTGTGCAAGATAGTTCACCATGAAACCTGTGCCACAACCTGCGTCGAGGACAGTACGGCTATGCATTATACTGTTTGATATGAAAGCAATATAACGATTTTGCCCTGCATAGGTCTTAACAGACTGAGCAGTGTAAGGACCTGGAAAAGGATGTTTATTATAAAAACCTTTTACCTGATCGCTTTTATTTGTATTCATAAGGATCCTTCATTTTCAATTCTTCTAGTCTTTTTTTCAATTTTCTTCTGTATGCAATTTTCTGTATCATTTTGTCAAAGAGTTGTTTTATCCATGATATCATAGTTTTTCTCCTGTTATTTTTTTAAACACTGGTAACATTAATTTTACAGCATCATCGTGTGATTCGTCAAGTGGATGAGTTGTACCCCTTTCGTAGTCATTTAACAATGCCCACTGGTTAAAACCCATCATCCTTTCACCAAAACTAAACCATTTAGTAATATCAATTTCATTGTATAAGGCATTCATAAATTTGTCCTGATCTTTGTGATGTTTCATCTCATTGTAAAACAAACTGTTATCTGCCAGTGTGAACATAAATGGTATTTTCTTTTTTTCCAAGATATTCTGTAACCAAATTATGCTCTTCCAACTTTGGTAGACTTCGTGGTATTCATTTGCCGCGTGTCTATAAATTGCCTCGGCAAAAGGTCTGACCCCTGTTTCTGCCAACAGGGATGACCTACGTTTCCAAACTTCTTGTTGCCCCTCTGATCCTAAAAGTGCTTTATGCCTTTCTTCGTTTGTCATTGTAGTGTCCCAAGGTGATATCGATACCCAACGTGTGTCCTCTAATACTTTGTGCCTTGGCATTGCCCAATCATACCTTGATGTGAACGTCCACATAACAACCACCATATCTATATTATTATTCTGTGACACTGAATTAAACACCCTACGTGCTATGCCTGAATTGCCAGTGCCCGGCACTGCTGAACAAATAAAGTTTCCTGTTGGTTGGCAGTGCTTGAATAGTCCATAGGCCCATGTCTGCTTGGAGTCAGTTTTACCATTGTTGTCGTCTGATAACTCCGATCCGTATGTAAAACTACAACCCCCTGCTAAAAAATCTCTAATCATAAATCTGTAAAACCTTATTTAAAAGTGGAAATACTTCTCCAAAATTTTCCTTTCTATACTTGTCTGTCCGCAATATTCTAGCCTTACGCTGTTCTCTCATCTCAGGAGAATCCCTGTCCACGGCATTCATGAATCTAATGCTAGGCTGATAGTCTGTGAGCATGTGATATCTATCCGTGACTATATCTTTGATTTGTTTTGGTAGGGTCTGAACATTGAAGATATCAGGGTCGAAACAGGTGTTTACATAAAAAAACTTGGGCTGGTACTGTGCTACCCATAACGCAATCTTGGCCCAATTGAACACATTGAATATTGATACCGTTGAACATATCTGAAATTCCATGTTGGGTGTTTGCATCTCCTTAAACTTGACAAGGTTAGCACTAACTTGCCGCCAATTGGCTGGATGTCGCTGATACTCGAATGCTTCGCCTATGTCATCTATACTAAATGCTATTTCCACGTGTTTGAAGTATGCCCAAAGATCAAATATTTCCTGTGGTGGCAAATGGGTGCCGTTTGTGTTGTAATGTATGTCAATATTTTTGGCATATCCTTTTTCAACACAGTGCATTAGAATTTTGAAATGATCCTTTATCATAAAAGGTTCACCGCCTGTAAATTCAAAGTGCTCCACATGTTTTAAATCCTCTTGCAGTTCTTCAAAAAACTGTGGATTACGTTTTGGCCATCCGCCGTCTTTCAATTGCTGTCTTGCAACAGGATTATCAGAACCTATGGCCTTTTCATAGTCTATTTCTTCCTGTGCCCATTTGCTTGAACTCCACGATCCGCAGATCCTACACTTGAGGTTGCAAACGTTACCTAACTTAAAGTCTATAAACTTTAGCGTTGGCTCGCTGTTAGGTGTCCAATCTTTGAGGCTCTTGTTCATTTTGTATATTGAGTTCTGCCTTTTTGATGTTTTACCGGCATCCTCCTCAGCCCAGCAGTTTGCACAACCTAAAGGTCTCTCTCCTTTACGGAACTGTTCTCGTAATTTTTCCATGTATTCTGTTTTCTGTATAGTTCTTAAGCTCTGTTTGTACACTTTGACCTCTGGTATGCTACCTTTGTAGAGACAGCAAGGAGACGCACCGCCGTTTACATCCACTTCCAAGTGTGTCCATGGTAACGGACAGACAGTTGATTTTATATACTTTTCCACCAGTCTAATATCCTTTTATCTCTTTTCAAAATATGTGTGATATCTTGTTTTCTTATTTTGTCAAGATACAGTTGTCTTAATTTTCCCTTTTTTGTTGGGGTAAATGTTTCTCTTGTCTTTAAATTTTTAATCACATCGATCAATGCCCTTTGTTTGTGCGTGGCCTTTGGCTCCATGTATTCCAATGCTTCATCAATAATTGTGTGTAGTAAATCTTTTGGCAGTGACAATGGACTTAAAATTTCGTCATTGCTAAAAGTAAACATGACTTTTGTCAAAACTTCAGTGTTCAACTCTTGACTTAGGTCAAACATATTTTGTAACTCTAATAGTCCAGGCATTGTGATAGTATAATCCAATCTCATTTGTCTAGAGTGAGTTGATACTGATAAACCTTCTTTGAAATTACGCAACCACTGTGTGTAATCTAGTCCGTCTCTGATATATTCTGCAACTTCGCCGGTGCCGTCCATAGACGCACACACCTGCCAATCATTAAAATATTTCAAAATGTCAAAAAGATTGGAGTTTCTAAAAGAGGTTCTGCTTAAATTAGTATTGTATCTAACATACACTTCGTCAGCAAATCCAAGTTCTATTATCCTTTCCATTGCTTTCCAATGCATATCCCACATCAGTGGTTCCCCTCCACACCAATAAATTTCTCTTATTTGTTTTGTTTCGATTGAATCTACAAACTCTTGTACAATTTGCTTATCTTGAAACTTTTGTATCTGTTCTCGTAAAGGAGATGCCATCCAAGGCTGTGACTCTTTGCTCCAGGTTTTGTTCTTCCTGGATTCTGCTTCCCAACTTGAACTTAACATATCACCACACATCCTACATTTAAAATTGCATAAGTTATTGAACCTATAATCAAAACTTATAGTTGGCATAGTAGTAGCACCCGTATCATCGGTTTTTGCAAACGCTTCATCAATCCTGTCTGCGAACAATTTATTCCAATACGATCTATAAACATCTGTGTTCAAAAGTTTATGATCACACACTTGACATTCGGGTAATTCTTCCCCTGCCATCATACGCAGTCTAACAGATCGCATGTGATCTGAATTCCAGTGTTCTTTTAGCGTAAGAGGTTTGTATTCTTTTGCATTATTTCCTGTATCTATGTACTGTTTGAAACTTTGGGCAGGCTCTCTTGATGCACAACACATACGCCTCTCGGTCTGTGGTGACAAGTAAGTGTGCGTCCATGGAGCCATACAAAATGTCTTGTTTCCATCCTTTGGCTTGACACGTTTTGACACTTTAGCCACCTCTCCGTTCCTTGGCCATCTCTCATCCGCTGTTGGAAATCTATCCGGCATACAACTCCTTTAATTCAGGAAACACTTCTGTAATGTTTTCATTTCTTATCACATCTAATTTTTGCATACTGTCTTTAAATTGTTGCAGGTCCTTTGAATTATCTCTCCTCATCATGTAGTCTAGTCCAGACTCGAAGCCTTTTGTTGCACGAGTTAGATGATCTTTTGGACGTAACCACTCCAAGTGTTTTTCATATTTTTCTTTTACTTTCAGTTTGTATGAATCAGGCAACAGATCTATCCTTTGTGGATATGGATACTGCAAAAGATTAAAATTAAAATCTTGTGGTTTAAGTAGTCCTTGATCAACCCAATTCCTATGGAAGTCAGGTATATGTAAGGCATTGATTAATCCTACTGTTGAACTGATGTAGAAATCAACTTGTGGACAAACTTCCAACATCCTTTTCCTGTTTGCAACAATGTCTTCCCATACTGTACCTTTACGCATTAATTCTCCACGTTTGCCTTCAGCATCTAGGCTGGCACCTATAGATACTGAATCAAATTTATTCCATAATTCTAAAACATCAATGTCCTTGTATTTTGTCCTTGTAAAATTAGTATTGTAAATTAGTCTCACATGATACATTTTTCTTTTATCTAATTCTTTCAATATCCTGTAGTGTTCTTCCATTATAATTGGCTCACCACCAGCAAAATAAAATTGTTCCACATGTTCAAACTGATCTAACATCTGTTCCCATATGTCATTGCTACTTCTTCCAACTTTCATTACCTTGGCGTGATTAGGCGGAGCACCAGTGAGTTTTTTGTGATCTTCGTACCAATTCGAACTAAACCATGTGCCGCAACTTCTACATGCTAGGTTACAAAGGTTACTGAACCTTATGTCCCAATATTTGATTACAAAATCTGCTTCACCTTCTGGTGTGGTGTTGTCCACCATGCCTATGTTATGCCCAAAATGTTTGTTAGAACTCAAACGCAAACTGAAAAAACCAGATTTTTCCTGGTCATAACATTTTCCACAATGTTTGCTCGCCTTGTTTGACAGCATATTTTTTCTTATGCCTTTCATGGTATCATTGTTGAACACTTCCGCCATGCTATTTTTATTAAGGTCACCAACAGGATATTTGTCCAAAGCAAAACAACACGGATACGCCCTGCCGTCCGGAAACGCATGTATGTGCAACCAAGGCATCATGCAGAAAGTTTCACTGTCGATCAACAACTCCTTTTGGCGAGGAGTCATGTCCTTAATCTTTAACTTCTCGGGCTCCTTGGCCCCGTAATCATATGCCACGGTACCATTCTCCTATGATTGGGAAAGTCTTTTCAAAGTCCTTTCCTGTTCGTTTGTCGTATTGGCTATAAAACGCCTTGAAATCTTTTTGCAGTTTGCTTTGTTCGGCCGCTCCTGCGTGTGGTGTTTTTACAACATCAAGGTAGTCAATCAGCCTTTGTGTTTGATTGATTTCCATGTGTTCTAAATACTTTTCGTTACTATTTAAAAACTTTACCAAGTCCAATTTAAATTTATTTCTTAGGTCGTCTGGTAGGACAAGCGGTGATTGGAAACTAGGAAACCTCAAAATATTAAGTGTGTAATTTATTGTCGGACCGTACACCTTACTTGCATTTTTAAACCATACAATTTTCTCTAAAAACTCCGGCAATGATTCAAGGCACAATGCATTTATTGTTGCCATGTTGTGTATTTCAGATGGCACCTTATCTACCATCATATGTAAAACTTGGCTATGCCAATCACCATAATTTAATCCATCTCTGATGTATTCAGCCTGCCCAAACGTTGCTTCACAACTAGTGTATAAGTGAAAATTTTTAAAGTTTTTTAATTTTGTTTTAAATCTATCAATAATACTTTGCTTCGCTCCTAAATTAGAATTGATTGCGATACGCATGTTTGGATTCATTTTATCACCTTGCGTTTCAATCCAATCTAACAATCGCCATAAGTTTGGTGACATCATTGGCTCACCACCCGTGATTCTAAGTTCATCTAAACTCTTGTGCAGGTCAGTTTCCCACCATTTGTAAAATGCTTCTACATAAGGATTGGTTTCATCTTTCTTGTATGGTTCTGCACTCTCATGACTGTGAGTATAATGGTTTCTTCCGTCTGACGTGAGTCCTGTGTATGGTCCTTGTTGTTTTATATTGTTTGCCCATGTAGAACTAAATGCAGGATTGCAATAGGTACAGGCAAACTGACAGGTCCTGTCAAATGCTATTTCTAAAGTTTTAAGATTCCAATCAATGTTATGGTCTGATCTGTGTGCCTCATCTAAGGCCGCATCTGAAAATATTCTTGATTTATAAACCCTATCACTGATTGCGTCCCTGCCTATGTCTTCTATCTTCCAGCAGTATTCACAACCTGCAGGCCTTTCGCCACACTGCATTTGCCTACGTTGTTCTTTCTTTTGTTTTGTGTTGTGGATTGCACTTGGATTTTTCTTAATTTCTTCGAGATCAATCTTATGCGGCAATGGGTGGTGGCAACTTGTGGTCATTCCTGATCCCAACCATATTGTTGCATTGAACCATTTGGCTCCACAGAAACTGGCACTCTTTGTATCTAGTATTTTTTTCTTGTATTCTAAATCGTTCATGCCGATCTGCACTCCTCCCAGAATTCTTCCATCTCAGGAAATGTGTTCAAGAACCTTGTCAAACGTCTGCGGTCGTGTTCATTAAAAAAAGCGTAAAAGTTTTTTTTATTTTGCGTACTTGCGTCCGCGTTTTCGCGCCAGTATGCGAGGTTCCTCTGCATCTTCTGGATCTCAAAGTCCTTGAATATGTGTAGGCCATTCTCTTCGCCGGCGTTGTTCTGCATGTATTCTATGTTGGCCTCGTGTATTGCCTGATAACTCTCTGGTAACATCGTTATCTGTTGCCAGGCAGGTTGTCTTAGAAGTGGCACGTCGAACCATACCCTCTGGTATGTCTTGCTGTAGGCCTTCCTAAGGTCTATTATCTTCTGCAACAGTTTGTCCATGCTGGTGATACTGAGGTTGTTGTAGGTGCATATGAAGGTTATGCTGTTACGACTAGGAATCCTGTCCAAGAACTCCTCGACATTGTCCATCATGTAGTTGAAGTCCAAACCGTCACGTATGTATTCCGCACGTTTGCCCCATGCGTCCACACTGACAAATTGCATCATGTGTTCAACTTTCTTCTGCATACATATCTCCTGGGCCATGTTGAAGTACTTCTCTTTTAGTTTCTTGTCTGGCGGACACATGTTGCTGGTAACATTGAGGTGAAGGTCATCCTTGGGATGGTCTATGATGTACTGGAAGACCTTGTACGTGTTCTTGTCCATCATTGGCTCTCCTCCGGTCATGCGGAAGTGTTTAAGGTTGTTGTACAGCGTGGGCCACCATTTCCAGAACGCCGTCACGTAGGGATTTTCCTCCCTGTGTGGTATGGGCCTTCTACTGCCCTGGAAGTGCTCTGGAGCGTTGTGGGGTGGAGATGTTGGATATTGGCCATACCTTTCGATCTCCTTGCCCCACGTTGTTGAGAACTGTGGAGAACAATAACTGCACTTGAAGTTACAAGCGTTGTTGAAGTTAACCTCCACGTACCTCGGTGTCCAACTTGTCGTCATTGGATTCTGTCTAATCTGCTCGAAGTCCTGCATGGCCCATGGCTCACCGGAACGGTAGTGCCTGTCTGACATCTCTCCCGTGTCCTCCATCTTCCAGCAGTACGAACATCCATCGGGACGTTCGCCTCGTAGCATCTTGAATCTTTGGTCCAGTTTTTCAACTGTGTTGTGCAGTGCCGCTGGATTCTTCTCCAGTTGCCTTGCGTCTATTTTGTGCAATGGTGGGTGGTAGCACGAATTGGTCATCCCTGTGGGCAGGTGCAGTGAGGTCTGATTCCACTTCGCCAGGCACATCGTGGGAGACACTGTGTTCAATTTCTCCCTGGCCTTAAGTGCGTCTGCTTTGTAATCACTTGTACTCACGGTCTTGCACTCCTGTGTTTTTGTGTGGTGGATAGATGTATTTGATGAACCTGCTCTGGTACTCGTCCAGTTCGGCCACGGGCAGGTCAATCCTCTGTCTTATGCTTTCTCCATACAGTCTTAGATCCTCGTCGATGTTATCTGGTTTCACTGAATTCTCATATAGGTCGATCATCTTGTCGAGATCCCTAACCTGTATCCATTCGTTGGAGTCCACTGTGGTGCTGTAGCAACCCATCCTTGCCCCCAGCATTGCATACTTGCCATTGTCCACATCGGCTCCCACTGTCATCCATGTGCTGAGTATCCTCAAGTTAGGACCCCATATCTTTTTCATAAATTCGTCTGGTCGGATGTGTTCACCCTGGTTGAGACTCATCTTGACTCCTTCCCTATATCCTGCTATCCAGGCCTGGAAAGGTTCACTGTTGATCACACTCGTTGAATAACAGTTGTGCAAGTTTTCATGCTTCACTGTCCAGCAAAAATCTATCTCCGCTTTTTTGTCTTTTGCATTTTCATGTGTGTGCATGTTAAGGCAAGTTTCTTTGTCCCAGCCAACCAATCCGCCATTTCCATACACCAGTCCATTGATTATGTTCTTTGCCCGCCACCTGTGTACTGCTTTCCTGTCTGTCTTTTCGAAGTCCAGTGTCTGTAAAAGGAATCGTTCGTCGATGATGTTGTCACCATCAACACTTATGAAGAAATCGGTCTCTGAAATTTCTGCCGCGGCCTTGTGTGCAGAATCAAAACCTTTTACACCGTCAACACGTTTTGCCCATGGAACCTTGTTTTTTAGGTCAGCCCAATTTTCTTCTTTGTTGGGTTCCATGTAACTGATGTAAACAAAATCTAGGTCTGTTACTCGGATTTTATCTGCCATTGGTATCCTTTCTCTGCCACGTCCTCTATCCAGTATGGATCACCTTCATGGAAATGTGCTCCAACATCTGCCTTAACCAATACTTTGCACTTGACTTTAGTTTTTTTTCTTGGTCTGAGAACTATGTTTCCATCTTTGAGCATGAATGCTGACTCCCCAGAACGCATTATCTCCAATTTCTTTTCAAGGCTTACTTCTATGCTCTGTCCATCTACGGTGACCATGTGCCTCTTTTTCTTTGGCGGCGGCATGTCTGCAAGTGCTCTAAGAAGTGGATCCATTCAATTCTCCTACTAATTTCTTGTTGTGATAATGCACTATCCTGCTTTGCCTATAGCCTCCCATGTATAGTCTGTGTCCCACCTTGAGAGGGTAAAGGAAATTGTCGTTGTCGAATTGCTGTCCTATGCCATTGATGTGCTGTTTGTTGTGCATGAACTTGAACCATTCATAATCAATTTTGCCATTTTGTAAAGGATCCTGTATTTTGTTTGCCAATGCATACACCACATCTGTGGTAGGCTGTTCGTCATGGCAGTTCACAAGTACTTTTTCTTTTACAGTCTTCCAATCTTTTATTATAGTTTCACAGATGTCATAGAACTGTTTTGCCTTGACGCTCCTTCTAAAATAATGTAGACCATTGTACACATCAGGCAATCTGTTTCTCTCAAACAACTTCCTATAGAAACTGCTTACTATTACCCTGTCCTGATAGTTCCTACAATTATATGAGAACACTTGATCATGTTGCCAAAGGAAATTCCACCACCAGTCTGTGTTTTGTGTGAACAACATGTCCGCCTCAAGTTTGATTGTGTGAGTGAACGGTGTCAATGCAAACACCTTGTATTCATTGTTTAGTTTCCATTCCTGTCCTGCACTGTCATCTTCTTTGAGAACTTTGACAAAATCAAACAGTTCATCCTCCAGAGGTTTGTCAGTGATCACGCAAACCTTGTTATGCCGATTTACTTCCTTGATACTTTTGGCCAGTGTTCTGCTGAGTGCAACATAGTCCGTGGTTGAGTTGTTCAACGCAAACCAAACATATCCCCTATCCATTGCACCACTCCTTGTCCATTATGTGTACGTCCAATCCAGATGTTAAATTGACTTTGTTGCCGTGTTTGAAAATTATACCATCGTCATCACTGTCCAGAACGTCAACGCTGTCAGCCAACATGCTCATAGGCGTTGGTATCCTATCTCCCAGGTTCAACTGATGCAGTGCTATTGCGAACGCATAGTCATTCCTGTAATTCTCATAACGAATCCTGTAAAGGTTCTTGTAGTGTGTATAATACTGTTGCACGTGTTTGATCAATTCAAATATCTGTTTAGTTTTCTCTGTTTTACGGAATAGAGTCACCGTCGCCCAAACCAAAGGCAGAGTGCTTTCATCCTTGCCCTCTATCATGTTTTGCCCTGTGAGATCCTTAACACGATCATGCAACATCATGTCAAATTTAGTATTTGCAAGTTCAAGTAGAGTTGAAGAGAAAACAAAGTAGTCACAGTCCATCAGTATGGTTGTGTCGTAGGGAGAATGTTCGTATGCAAGAGCACGTTCTTTGTTGTACCATGCAACATTTTTTCCCCTGTATGTTCTCTTATTTGTTGTCTTTGCGTCCACCAACTTATAGTTGATCATGCCCATAGGTTTGAATTTCTTAAATGTCTCTAAATTTGTTACTATCGTAATTTCTAGTTGTAGATACTTTTTGATTTGTGCCACACAACGCTCAGCCAACTTGTGATATTGTGTGTCAGGATTGTCGAAACAATATATTAGGACCCCAGTCGTCATTATCTTCCCTTAGTTGAGAGATCTTGATGCAGTCGGTGATATGCGTTCAGTGTTTCCTGGTTCCTTTGTATCAATCTTCGTAGGAAATCATCCGGGTCTTGTATGTGACAAGGATTGTCGTTCACGTCCAACACAAAAAAATCTTTGTTATGTTGCTTCATTGTGCTTACAAGATTTATGGTGTCAGCGTTAGCCTTAAAAAGCCTTTCGTTGTAAGCCATCAACTGTCGAGAACGCATCTTTTCCAGTGCGTTGTCCTTAGCCTGTGCGACTTCAAAGTTAAGGTCCGAGTGTTTCTTAATATTGCCAATATCCATATAACTGTATTATACAGTTAATTATTGCTGAATGCAATATGGAAAATAATTTATTATGCTGTAGTGTTGGACTCTATCGCACTTGCTGATATTGTAGCAACGGAACCTAGACCCTGGTCCGTCGTTGGGTTTACAGTGTGCAATGCCCAGTCTGTCGTACCAATGAAGTTTGCGAACTGGTCCACACCTGAAGTGTTACCATCTGTGAACTCTGAGTCTCCTGAGTCAGCGTCAATCACTGAACACTTGATTGTTACCTTTGTAGCATCGCCATAAGTGGCGTTGTCCACTTTGCCTTCTATCTTTAGATCCATGGTTGTGTAGGTTCCACTGGATTGTCTAATTACAGCAATAGTTACGTATGATGTGCCGAAGTCATCTACTCCGTTTGCGAGACCATCAGTCTGTAGTGTCTCACCTGAACCTGATCTTGTTGATACCTGTGCGCCGATGTCAAAGTTGCCCAGTGCCGTGATCAACTCGTCAACTGAAGCATCCTTTGATGTGGCGGAACCACCACCGTTGCCTGTTCTGGTCAATTTAATTCTTATCTTACCACCTGCGTTGAAGAAATGTCTTAAGTCATTGCCGTTTGCAAAACTTACTGAATGTTCAACCACGTGTGAACCAGCGTATCTTGTTCCTGATGCCGCACTTCTAAGTTCTGAACTTTCAGATACTGCTGTGGCATTAACACAACCACCCGCGACTGATGCCGATAGAGTTGCCAGGTCCGTGGCTACAGCGGCTTTGATCTTTATTGGATCTCCTGCTGTTACCTGTCCCCTTGCTGTCATTGAATCGTTTGTGTGGTTGGCAATGTTGTCAATCCCTGCTAGAAGTGAATTCCAACTGGCCGCTTTGATAAGATTAGAATCTGAAGCACTTACCTGTGCTAACTCTGTTTGGCCCAGTCCTTGATTGCCTGATCCTGTGCCGGCAATGTGATTGTAACCAAATGGAGAACTTGAACTCGCAACAAATACGTTGTATTCATCGTCTTTGATGGTTTCGCCTGCTACATATCCCATAATTCTATTTGACTCCTATCACACACTCTGTGAGTGCTGTTTCTTCATTATATTTAGCTTTTATTAAACGCCCTATTACATTAAAATGGTTGCATTCGTCTGCCGTGGCCACACGTGCTTCGGCATTTCCTGCCGAAACTAGCCTGTCACCTGCCTTGCCAGTGCCTTTGAGCTTCACGAACACACGTCCTTTCAGTGCTACCATAGGATGTGTGTGGTTGTTTCCTGCCTGTGCATTCATCAAAAATGCTGGTGAATCTGACACTACACCAAAAACAGCGTCTGAAAGTTCAGTTTGACATTTGGTAACTTCAGCATGGCCTCCCAACTGCACTACATCACCTGCTTCTGTTTCACAGTCAGCCTCGTATCTCTCTGCCAAGTCAGCATATTGGGCCGATGTCGATGTAGCGTGAACAATGTTTGCTCTTAGATCAACCAAGGTTGGTGCTTCTAGTTCAGTGTCACCATCAGCGCCTTTGAACGCCGTCCAGGCACCACCTGCATTGCCATGAATCGTTGTGCCGTCATCCGCGAATGTTTCGTCCCACACCCAATAAAGGTTCTGTTCTGTTGCACTCGATGTTGCACCTCTGTTGACCTTCAATCCAGAATAACTTGGCATTCCTGCGTTTGAAGAAATATTCCTATTCAATTCTATTATATTGTCTTCTACAGAAAGAGTTACTGTGTTCATTATGGTGTTTGTGCCATCAACTGTCAAATCGCCAACTCTTAGATGTTCAATCCTTCCTGTGGATCCTTTGATTCTTAACGCTTCTGTCTGTGTTCCACCGTCATTGACCGTGAAAATTATGTCTTTGTTTTCTGTAGTTTGTGCAATGGTGAAATCATCGCTTGAAAGTTGCATGGTTACATCTGAACCGGCACCTATTGTAATACCTAAATCATTCAACACACCCAAACTTCCTGATGTTGTGTCATTGGCATTGGATCTTAGGTAGTTGGCCGCGGCTACTCCACCCAATGAATCCGAGTCTGTGGAGGTACCTCTGAATTTTGCAGAAGTTACCGCTGATGAAAGTTGAATACCCTGTGCGACTGTGGAATATCCTGCCGCGATAAGAGCCGCGCCTGCCGTCTCCGAAGAGCTAGGAGTAAATGCCAAGTTGGAAACAACTCCAACCACAGCATCATTGGCCACAAATTTTAAGATGTCTCTGTTTACACCGGTGTTGTCTTGTATGGTTTCTGGAATGGCATTGGTCACACCTGAACCTGCAACCGTTGTTGGTCCAATCAGTGTCCAAGCAGATCCATCATATACGTAATACTGTTTGTTGGTAGTGTCAAACCATTCATCACCAAGCACAGCATTAGTTGGTGCAGTGGTTGACGGAGTAGGTCCCAGTGGTTTAAATTTTGCTCCTGTGTACACGTTAAGTTGATTGTTAGTCTTGTCGTACCACAGTTGTCCTTGAATTTTGTTGTTTGGTGCTGATGTGTTGTTAAAATTTTCTAGAAGTTTTACAAGGTTTTCATTCAACGCCTCTCCGAAACCCGCATAACCTTTTCCGATCAGTGTGAGATCAGTTGTGGTTGTGTCTATCGTTCCATCCGCGAGGGTGACCAATAAGGTTCCGAATGTGTTGTTTATCTTGTAAGCCATACTTTAATTGTTTGATGCGTTGTCTCTTACGTCTACTAGAAAACTAACATCACCCACCAACTTGATTAATATAGCCGCTAATTCTGGTGTAAGCATTTGATCTATCTTTGCCTCTTCGGCATCAGTCCATGCTGTTCCGTAGTTTGCATTGATGTAATCTGCCACTTCTTGTTTTGTTGCCATTTAAATGTACTCCTTATGCTTATTTATTACGGCTGTTGATCTGCTCATCGTCTGATATCCAAGTTAAATCCTCAGAATATGCCCCATCGAGATCACGTAAAAATGTCTTAACATTGCTTTCCGTAAGCATCATATTGTGGTATTTTGTGTATCTTTTGTGAAGTGCCTGTTCCTTTGTGGCGGTGTATACCAACTTCAGCTCTCTTTCTTTTGCCAGTTTCATTATACTGTCTATGCACAACTTCAAAGCAGTGTGTACTTTGCGACTATCCGCCTGTTTATCAGTGACAATCCATTCCATGAATCCAAACTGTGTGCCCTCTCCTATGTACAATCCTCCAGCACACAATGGCTCTCCGTTGTCTTCAATGATTATTCCCTCTGGTGGAAGGCACTCCTTTGGCACTTTGCCAAATTCCCAATCAGCCCACCACTTGACTAAGGTGTCATAATCTTTATCTCTGTCCCACTTCCTACTTTGCATTTTTTTGTATCACTATCTTGTTTATGTTATATCTTTTTGAAAAGCACATGTCTACGCATTCGGCCACATCTCCTGCATCCAACTTTGGGTATTCATCCCATAATCCATTGCTCATATCGGTATCTACAGTGTCGGGACAAACATCATATATCTGTATGGGATAATCATAAAGATCTTGTTGAGCCTTCTCGATAAATTCAATCAATTCTTTTTTGTTTTTGCAATACCAATTATATTCTTGTTGCTTTAAACTGCTATCCATGCCAGCCTGGGTGCCAGACGTGCTTGTAATTACTGCCACATGCTTCTCATCATTTTTATATAAGTCAATGATTGCTTTTAACATTTTAAGTTGACTGTCTTTTGCGTAGGCATTCAACACAATATATTTGAAGTTTGCCATTTGTTGCACAATGGCATCACAGTCTTTGTCGACATCGAGTCCTTCTGACTTTGATACTCCATAACAAAAATAATTTTTTGATTTGTACAAGTCAAATATTGCCTTTCCTATACCTCTGGTGTGGCCTGTAACAAATATCCTAGGTTTTTTGCTTTCTTGACTCATATGTATCAACTAAATTTTCCAGCCCTTCAAAACATTCTGAATAATGCTGGTAATATTTTTCAAACTTCTCTTTAGTATACTCTGATTCTTTGAAAAAGTCAATTAGCAAGGTGGTTCTCTCACCAGGATTATTGTTGAAACCGTTGTGTAACTGCCTGTCTGGCTGAAATACAAAAGCATCTCCAGTTTTCCAAGTGTACAACTCTTGCTTTTCCGTATCAATGTTCATTACGTACATACCGCTTTGATCTCCACCACCGTCATCTAGGCACATTTGATATCTCCAACCGCCTTCGTTGTCAGTATGATTACCAATTTTCGTGTTTGGGCCAACCGTCATAATAGCAACATTAGTCTTGTAAGGAAATTTCCTTAGTATCGAATACAGTATCGGATAATCATTGAATGACTGACCTTCGTGATCTCCTGATTGTATTCCAAGTGCCCGCCACTGTCCATGCACATAGTCACCTGACTTGTCATCAAAATCGTCAGGAAGTCCTCGCACACTGTCGGAAAAATCTTCTGGGTCTAGAAAAGTTTTGTTAGGTTGGGTGTCAAACTCGTGTTTAATGTTTTGCCAGTGTTTGTCTAACTGTCTAAAACATTCGCCTTGTTTTCCGTGGTAAAAACTTTTATCAAGCATTCAGTATATTAACATTTTTATCATGTATCTGTCTATCATGATCCTGCCAATTACTAAAAATATCTTCGCCGTGGTTGATTAGTTCTTGCTGTTCGCTTAATTCGAAGTAATCTGTGAATTCTGTTCCATTAATTATGATTCTTCTGTTTTCGTTACCGAACACATAAACAATCACTTCATCATCACCTAATGCAACACCTAGTCTACTGTCTTGAACCCGTACCCATGCACCGTCTTCTTTGACCATGTGTGTGCCAGAAACTTGTATTCCATTGTAGTCATATAAGTTGTCTATCAAGAATTTACCTGTTGCGAACACTTTGCCTCCTACTGAAACCTCATCACCTATGTCAACTTGCTCGACCGGTTTCAAAGAACCGTCTGCCATGGATATCATGGTGCCTGCTATGAAACAACCACCGCCCGATCCTGTAGAACCTGATGCTGATCCTCCTGATGCGTTTCCAAACCCTGCTGATGTGCTTATGAAGTTTATTCCGCTGTTGAACAATGCCTTCCAAGAACCACCAATTTTAACATATCCTGCTGTTATTCTTTTCCATACATTGTTGACTTTGAAGAAAGCGTCATTGATGCCTTTCCATGTGCCACCAACTTTAAATTTACCTTCTACACTTGTATTGAATATCACTACTGCAAGACCGTCTGCTCCAGATCCACTAGGATTGCCGCCTACTGCAACTCCTGATTGATAGTAGGCATTATCTGTTCCGCCTGGTGTTACTCCAGAACCGTTGCTTTCTGTGCCACCTGCCGCTGTGTTTGATCCTGATGTACCACCGGTACCACCGTTGTCACCTGAACCACCGTTACCACCAGTACCTCCGTCAGTACCCCCTCCACCGGCACCTGCACCACCTCCGTCTCCAGAGTGTCCTGCACCGTTTTCTCCCAGTGTGCCTGGTGAGTTAGATGTTGCTGAATTTGAGTTGGAACCTGATGTACCGTTCGAGGCAATACCAGCACCTGCTCCACCACCGCCTCCTCCAGCGGTTGCTATTTCGTTTCCGTCGACTAATACTACTGTGGCACCTCCGCCACCGCCGCCTGAGCCTGATGAACCACGTGGACCTGATGAACCACCAGTACCACCCGAGTACCCTGCTATGCTTTTGCCGTTTGTTCCACCTGGGGCACCACCGCCACCACCTCCACCGGCTCCACCGCCGCCTACTGCGACAGTCATTGTCTTGCCAATGTTGGATGTCATTGAAATTGCTGTTGCAGAAACGTGATGTCCTGCGGCGCCTGTGCCTCCCGGGCCACCTCGGTCACCGCCACCACCGCCACCAGCGCCACCCCATAGGTGTACGTCAATTGATTGTGTGCCAGGTGGTATTTCGACCTGTCGAAGTGTTCCTGAGTATAAAAAAGTATTAACTATTGCCGCCATGGGATTAGCTCTCCCTTACGAACCAAAGATCCCCGTTTGAGCCTTGACCAGATGTAGGTGCTGAGGTCTCAACGTATCTGTTACCTGCTATGCTGTTGCTACCGTCGTCGGATATTGTAGAGCCACCCCATAATTTTAGTGATTTGGTTACCTGCCCTAGCGTTGTTACATCTGCACTTGTTGTTGACGATGAAGAAGTGATGTCAGATCCAACAGCGGCCAATGTCAATGTCGTGACTTTAAGGTTACCTGTTGACGAATCTGTTATCAGAGGTTTTGTGCCTTTGTTAGCATCACCGTCGTCTGTCGCGTCTAACAGTCTTAACACTTGCGAGTATGTTCCACCTGAACCTGCTGTCCAGTGGTTCTCAGATGCGTCCCAGAATATTCTTGCGTCATCTGTGTCTGGAGTCTCAACTATGAATCCTGCATCAACGTCTCCACCACTGGAGTTGACCTTGATGAATGTGTCTGTGTGTTCTGATATGTTGGATGAAGTGTAACTGTATGCACCACTAACATTCAAATTTCCTGTGATTGTCACATCACCTGTGATGTCAACACCACCATCGGCACCTGTCAATGTCAAAGGTGTTTTTGTGCTACCACCATCGTTGACTGTGAATTTTAGATCCTTGTCCTGTGATGTCTGTGCAATAGTGACATCATTGCTCGAAACTGAAATTGTCAATTCTTGTGCGTCACCTACCACAACTCCTGTGTCATTGTCTACCGTCAATGACCCTGTTGTAGTGTCATTGGCATCCGCTCTCAGAAAGTTACCACCGGCTATGACCGTGGCTGAAGTGTTTGACGTGCCTGAAACATCTATGTTTGCCGCCTGTGTGTTGGTTCCTTCGAACACCGCACTCAAAGTCGAGTTCAGTGTGAAGCCTGCTTTGATCTCCGCAAATCCCGACTGTGACACACTTGGTGTGAAAGTTTCTTTGGAAAGTATCGCCACCCTAGTGTTGCCCACGTACATCGAAGATACGACCTTGTCTCCACCTGCACTAGCCAGTGTCTCGATCTTCCAACCTGACAGTGTCTGCCCTGCTGTGTATACTGGGCCAACCAGCACGAATGCTGATCCTGTGTACACATACAGTTGGTCATCTGTTGAATTGTGCCAAAGATCTCCTGCTGATGCTGAAGTTGGTGCTGATGCCTGGGACTTCGCCGCACCCGTTGGTTTGAATGCTGATCCGTCGTAAACTTTCAACTGTGCTGTGTTGGTGTCGAACCAAAGTTCACCCCTCAGAGGTGAAGTTGGAGCCGACGTGCTGGCCGCGTTTTCCAATAATTTTACTAAATTTTCGTTAAGGCCTTCACCAAAACCCGAGAAGCTCTTTCCAAACAACTGCAACGAAGTGGTGTTATCGACCGTTCCGTCCGTGATTGTTGTTACTACTGTTCCGTCTGTTTTGTTAATTGTGTACGCCATTTCTTATATTTACCTCATCTTTTTTTAATTTAGAACCGTCTGACTTGTAAAATAAGTTTGTGTTTCAAAACTGAAAATTACAAACATGTGTTTGCCGTTAGTAGTTGAACCATCACCGACTGTAACAGTGGACTGGGTTACCCCATCTACCTGAAATACTATTTCCCTAATCGTTGCTGTCTGTGTAACTACTGTTAAGAATTTTATTGTTCCGTTTTGAATATTTGTAAAATTCAAGGTAACGTCAGCGTTTACAAACACTTCGGCGTATCTTGAATTAGACATGTCTATAGTTTGATTAGTTGTAACTCCAGCACTAATTGTTCCTTTAGACTGAACTTCACCAATTATGCTGTCTGCTGTGAAATTTCCTTGAACTTGTAAATCATCGTTAATCGTCACAGCACTTGAATCTGTTGCACTTAATGACGTGCCTGTTATAGATAATCCGTCAAGCACAACCGCACCTGTTCCTGAACCTTTTAGCACAAGGTTGTCATTTGATCTACTTGCTACTATCTCATTATCATTTATCGTTACACCTTGGCTTTTAATCTCTGTTGCATCTAATGTGTCAAAGAACGCTGTTGCGAATCTATTTCCGTCTGTACCTAAATTGTGTGTTGAATCTGCACTTGGCAATATGGCTTCTGAGTTTAATGTTCCTGTAAGAGTACCTCCAGTTAATAAAAGGTTGAGACTTGCTGAGCCTGTCACTGTCCCTGTAACATCTCCTGTTACGTCACCTGTTACATCTCCTACCACGTTTCCTGTTATAGGTCCTGTGAATGCTGTTGCGTTTACTGTGCCTGACACATCCAGTTTTGTGGTCGGCGTTAATGTGCCTATCCCTATCCTGGCCACCGATCCGTCCATTGTCATCAGCGTGGTTGTTGTACCGCCTGTGTTGACTTTGAAGGTGATATCTGAATCTGATATGATGTTTTGCATCACTACACCACTGCTGTCAACAGTCAGTGAGAGATCGTTGTCAACTCCGACCTTGAGTCCGTTATCATTGAGAATTCCTAAAGTTCCTGTTGTGGTATCATTGGCGTTTGATCTGAGATAATTGGCCGCCGCAACTCCACCTAATGCATCTGCGTCTGTTGACGTGCCTGCAAATTTAAGATCTGATATTGACGTTGATAATGTGATACCTTTCTTGATTGAAGCAAATCCTGATATGGCCGCTTTTGGCGTGAATTCATCTTCAGATATAATTGCGATCAGGTTTCCGTTGTTAAACAATTTTGTTACATTCTGATCTGTGTCAGTGTCGTCTGTTATGGTTTCAAATGTGAACCCGTTTGTGTTGGCACCGGCTGAAGTGTTTGGTCCAATTAATATATTTGACGTTCCGTTGTAGAAAAAAAGTTGTGCTGTGTCTGAATCTATCCAAAGATCACCTGTAACTAGATTGGAAGGTGCGGTTGGACCATACGGCACAGTGTTACCTGCAGGCACGAAGTTCGAGCCTGTGTAAACTTTTAGTTGTGAAGCACCACTGTCATACCATAACTGTCCTTGAATAGGTTTGCTGGGTGCCGAGCTGTTGGCAAAATTTTCTAAAAGATGTAAAAAGTTTTCGTGGATTACCTCACCATATCCAGCATAACCTCTTCCAATGAATTTGAGATCAGTCTGTGTGTTCAGCACACCATCCTGGACGGTGTAAGAGCTGGGCGAAGCAGAACTATTTGTCTTGTCAACTGTGTATGCCATTAGTATCCTGTGTTACCGCCTGAAGTAGTGCCGCTCACTGTGTTTGAAGTTGTCAGTGCAGTGGAACTAGTCTCAGTAAAAGTAGTCAAACTTTGTATCCTTAGTGTGTAGTCAATTTGTATTAATCTGTTCAGTGATTTCTGCACTGGATGAAATACAACGTGTGTTAAAAGTTTATTGGTTGAACCATTCTCTGTACCTTCCCAACTTTTCAATCCAAGTTCGTCAAATACAAAATCGCCATTGAAATCCGTTGTGTTGTCGAATGCCGCCTGGCCTGTGGGCTCACCGTAGTCCAAGGTGCAAGTGCAAACTATGTCAGTGTACTTGTTTCCTGCTGTGTGTCTCACTTCCATCTTGTTTCTAGTGGTGTCCTTGTTTGTTGCCGAATTGTCATCTATTACTTTGTAATAAGTCTGATTGTAAAGACTTGCGTTGGTTCCTGTTGAGTTAGGTGTAAGATAAGTTATAATTCCTGTGGGATCAACACTGGTTCCACCGTTTCCAAAAGCCATTTCATGCACAAAGCCTGTGCTTTTATTAGCCAATGAATTGGCCAACGCCTGAGACATGTTTTCATAATGAATTGCATTTCTCTTATCAACGATCACTTCTCCAGTGTCTGGATCAAAGATCTTGATGTGGCCAGTCATCATAACGCCTGTGTTATCCTGTGGCTTTTTGTTCTCTTCTTTTGTTTCTGTTGGTTTGTTGTCCTGTGTCATCTAGTGTATTTATTCAGGTGCGTTTGTGGGCTCATCCGCTATGAATTTAGCCGGTTGAGTGGTCGACGCCTGTAATCCTCTACCATCTGCTGGATTACCATCTTTGGCTGTATACCAGACCTGTCCTTTCTTGTGTAATATTTTGATCTGTGTGCCTGAAGCCGGTGCTGTGCTTAGAGTCACTGCTGTCGAACTTCCGTCCACAGAATAGTTTATAGTTGATCCATCCTCGCTAGTGAGCAACAATCGTTGGCCACCAATGAATATGTCTAACTCACTAGCGGAGGCTGGTGCTTGTGATAGTGCAAACACTGTTGTACTGCCATCACCTGTGAAAGTGTTGGTGTAAACTGTGTCCGCGTAAGGGATGGTTTGAGTACCAGACGCATCTACCACTTCCGTGCCTGATCCATGCTCCTTAATTCCTGTTCCAAGTGTTCCACGTTTAAGTTGTCCCAACGTGTTACTTGATTTTGTGAAATATTCTATTCTCTCTTTGTCAATAAAGATAACCCCCGGTATTATTGTTTGAACTGAAGATCCGTCTCTACTGATAATGCTTTTTGGATCTGGTAACAATGATCCGTCTTTGACAGTGATTGTTTTGATACCTGGTGTCATGTCTTGTGTTAATGTCGTAGTTGCAGTTTTAGAGATTCGTTTGTAGAAAGTCCTGTTCAACATGTCTTTGAATATCCTGAATCCTGTGGCATTTACTGCTGAGTCAACAGCAAAGTACAACACATCCAGCCTGTCAGAGGACGTGATAGTTCTTCCGTTGATGGTTAAAGTGTTACCGCTAACTGTGTAGTCACTACCCTGTAATAATTGTTCACCGTTGAGCCAAACAAAAGTGTAACTGGCATTAAGTGTATCAAATCGTAGTTTGAAAACTCCACTGCTTCTACCCTCTAGAACTTCTCGTCTCTGTTTCATGCCTAAAGCATTGTTGAAAGTAGTGACTGATAAAGTGTCACTTGCACTTAATGAATATGGAGATGTGATTGCACTTGGCACAAGAACCAAATCAGCATCAGCACCACCGTCAACGAAATACTGATGGTCGACTAGTGTAGATATACAAATAACGTCAGTCGATGATGGCACATTCGCTGTGTTAAAATTAACGTTTTGATTGCCTATGTCCACAGTGTAATGAGTGTTTAAGATTTTTTGAACTCCATTGACAAAAACTTCTACTTGACTTGCTGATGAAATGGTCTTGGCCGGATCAACAGTAGAATCATCTTCAAGTCCTGCTAACACGCTATAAGTGTAAGTGCTTCCGTCACCTAGATAGTAAGTGTTATCCGGTCCTCGTAACAGCCTACCATTTAGTTCCACAGTTGTCAGTCCAGATAAAGGACCTATTGCTCCAGGTGGATACGTTAATGCATATCTATTGGTTGATCCATCATAAGTTATTGACTCATTACGAACACTGGCAAAACTTCTAGTTGATGTTGTGGACTTGTTGAATCCTGCTATCTGCACAAAGGCATCTGCTTCTGGTGGAGTGTTGAATGTTACAGTGATTGTGTTTGCACTAATCGACGTTGCGTATGCTGTAGTTGGCACTCCGTCTATTGTCACATAGATATCAGATGATGTTGAATCAAGATTGAACTCACCCCTGGTTGACGTCAAGAACGCTGTCGTGCTTCCGTCACCAGTGAATGTGTTAAGCACTCTGTAGTTTTCTCCAGATATGGCAAAGACCTTAGTTGATATTTCACTATGGTTTGCAGGTGCTGTGTCAAATGTAATTGTTTTGTTAGCAACGTCGATGGTGTAGTCTGATATTGTTGAGTCCAAAGCACTGCCTTTTTGAATCACTCCATCTACTGCTACTGTCACTGATCCCAGTGATCCTGGGAAATCTCCTATGCTGAACACAGTTGTAGTTCCGTCTCCTCTGTAGTTTCTCTCAGATATAAATGGAACTCCAGACTCTGGCGAGGTATAGACTTTTATGTCCACTGTGTCGAACATCTGTCCTGGCACAGTTTCTTCTGGTGCGTAACTCGTATCAGGAGAAACAAACTGATCGCCCTCTAAGACAATGTCACTTGGTGCATGACCAAGTGCCGATGTGAAAAGTCCGCCCTTCACGATAGAATCGATTGTCCTATCATCTGTCGGAGTCAACACACCGTCATCATCGAAAGGAATAAATTCAACTAATGCGTTCGCTTCTGGAGTTTCACTGATGCCAAATGTGACCGTTGATCCATCACCTCTGATGACATCGGGAAGTTTTTTCCTTGTACTGTCGTCCTGTGTGATGTAAACTTGAAAAACTTCTGTTGTGGCCGGCGCAGTGTCAAATGTGTAATCGTTATTGATGCCATCTGCTCTAAATGCCTTGATTCTAGATCCGCCAAATGTGTCGAATGGGAAATCATACCAGCCCGATTTGTCCCATCCTGCTTCTTGTGAAAACAATAATCCTGTGACCATTGTTCCGCCATAGTCAACACCTGACATTACCTGATCTAACTCGTTGCCTGGCATGCCTGCTCCTGGTGTGTAAAAACCTTTTGTTCTGTCAGCGGCCGTAAGTCCAGTTTCATCGCCGTACACCTTGTACACACTGCCGACGTTGTCGTCGAAGTCTGTTGATGACGTGAATGCATTGGTCACTTTGTAAAGTTGGTTGTTGTATCTCAGTAGGTCATTGTAAGCATAGTTTGTGTTGGACGCCCAGTCTACAACTCTAGATGTGCTGGAAACCCTGTCAAATTTTATTGTGGTGTCAAAATCTCTTACCAGGTCGTTGGCGAGATTAGCATATGCTCTTGCTGTGTCTGACGGAGTTGAACCGTCATCGGCACCACCCGTGATAACCACCATTGGAGTGGCTGTGTAATTAGATCCTTTGCCTGTTAGTGTAATTTTTGTTACCTTACCGTCTTGTATTGTTGCTGTTGCCGTGGCCGCAGTAATGTCTGGAGTCTCATACATTTTGTAGGCACCCGATCTAGTGCTGGTAGGAGTGATAGTTGTACTTGGACCATAAAACAGTCCAGATAAGCCGTCGAAGCCGTAGGTGTTTGTGGTTCCCGAACCTCCGTTTTGACTGTCCCATATTTTTGCTTGAGTCTCACTACTGAACAAAGGATAAAAGTAACCGTAACTGCCTGATGTTGAACCTCTATTACTAGTTGCTTGGATCTGGAATGGCCCTGTTGATGCCACCGTACCACCTACTATGTTTACTGTAGGTGTCTTGGTGTATCCGGATCCACCATCAAAAACTGTTATTGATGAAACATATTTCTTGTGGTAATCGTTCCACATCTGCCATGGGTATTCAGTCAACTTCGCAGTGTCTAGACTTACATTCAACGGTCTTATTTTTCCTGTACTTGCGTCATAGAAAGTTGGATTGTCAAAGTCTGTGTATATACCGTCTTGCGTTTCTGTCTTATCATAACCAAGTCTATACTCTCGAAGTTTAGTATGGAAAGGTTTGACTTCGTTTATGTAATCTTCTATCCAATCATCCGTTCCAGTTGTGTAGGTTTTTCTCTGGTCCAGTTCACGCACACTGTTTTTTGCGTTGATAAATGAAGTTTTAAACATCCAGTCTACGTAAGTTTGCTCTGCGAGAACTTTTCTCAATCCTGTAAAGAACAAAGTGTTGTATTCGATAGCAAGGTTGTTGATAAACAAGTCATCTCTTAAGGCAGTGAGAATATTTCTTGTTTCAATGCTTGGCTGTTGGTCAAAGAAGTTGTCGTCGAAATTGTCTGCTCCGGCAAATCCTGTTGCGTCCTGCGAATAGTCATAAAGTTTAGTGCTGAGCCTTATTGTGCCATTTTCTGTACCAACATTTTTGAAACCTGTGGCCGTTTTCATGAACAATTTCCAACCACCTGTGTCCGCGTTTGTTACCTTTACGTGTTTTCCGATAGCCAGGTCAAGTGTGTCAAGCTCATACTGGAAGGTGACTTGTTTGTCAATCTTCGTGTTCTCGTCGTGGGTCATTGTGCCGTCTGTGTCGTACCAATCTGTGTAACTCCAGTACGCACTAGTGTTATAGGTCTGTAGTTTTGTTCTCATGAATTCTGTGCCGTCCCATGTGTATATTGCCCAATAGTTGTTGGCCGTTTCGTCTGCCTTGACCAAATATCTCACACTGCCTGACAAGTCTGCCGTGTTAATATAGGTCAACTCAGCGTATGTGTCAATCGTTGCGTCCCATTCACCACTCTGTTGCGTTGGCTCAGGCTCCTTCTTGTCTAGGTTGCTTAAATTTATCGTTCCGCTCAACTGATTTTTCTTCAGCACGGTGTTTGCGTAATCTATGATTTCTTTCAAAGCGGCGTATCTGTCAACGTACCAACTCTGCCTAGGCCTTACATTGTTACCATATCTCTCATTCACAGGTGAGTTAGGGTCAGGCACTATGTCGCCTGTGCTGTTTGAGCCAATCAAAGAGTCCCACCAACGTGTTTCAACTTGGTGTCCAGGTTTGAAATCGGCATCTCCCTCTCTGGCCAACTTCCAGACGCTGTGTGCATCACCATCAAAGTCATTTGTCCTTATGTCAACGTTTAGCACGATGTCATCCCCGACAAGGTCATTCACGTTGTAAATCTGTAATTTGTTGGTGTCCGTTACCGCGTAGTACTTGATGTCAAATGCACTTGGGTTCGCGATAAGATTCGCCACGTATGCCACTGTGTTGATCCTGTGTCCTGCTCGGTGCCTATGCCTGTCTCCGCCTGAACGTGGTGGCAATGTTGTTTTGCCTTTGACCCAATAGTAATAGACATTGACAAATCTATCTGCCCTTGAATCATATATTTGTTTTACCGTGTACTGTTCATCGTTGCCATACAGAGCTGTGCCGGTCACTACTTGATTAGTCTGTCGCCTTAAGTTCCATTCACTTGGCAACAGCCTTGACTCTGTCCATTCATACACATCGATACTTGAGCCTGGGAAGGTTCTTCCCCAGTTGTTGTTCTTGTATTCCTGTCCGCCTTGCTCGTACCATAGCCATTTTACAGTTGAAAGATCCCACCATACCTCACCTAAGTGATCCTCTGCCCATGGTGTCTTGCTGTTTGCATTATCCCCAACATTGTAGGTTGCTGGATCCCATGCTGTTTTGATGTCAATCTCCCTGTCTGCCAGTCCCAAAATTCTTCCTTTGACAGGATCATAAAGATCATAATAGTCTCTTATCTGTTTGCTTTTGTTGTTGAATTCGAACACCTGTCCCAACTTGCTGACGTCTATGAAAGCAGTTTCTGACGCTATGTTCTTCCATGCGAAACTGCCACTGGTTGTCAAATCATATCTTATGACTGTTCCGTCATTTTCTACTTTGGTGCTTCCGTCTGATGTCGTGTTCCCGTCGTCCTGTGGAGCACCTACCAACACTGTGTTGTCTATCATGCAAACGCCACGCCCAAAGTCATCGTTCTCCGAAACGCTGTCTCCTTCAAGCATGTCATCTATTACAAATTTTGAATTGTACATGGTTGCCGTGAATGCACCACCCGAACCAATGTTTAGGTCCACCACGTCAGTGTCCTGCAAGTCGAAAGTTGTTTCACCGGAGTCAAATTTCATTTCTCTGTATGTCGCAAATCTTTCAGCACCTATCACTATCCTGTTGCCCGACTGGTTGATGTCAAGGCTGTTACCGAACTTCATGTTGTTCTGTGTCTCTGGTGCCTTAATAGTCTGTTGAAGTGTGTAAGTGTTTGTTGATCCATCAGCGTTCCATTTGTAGTAGTACACTGCTCCACCATCTATCTGACTAGTGCTACCGTCATCTACTCCTGGTGCTCCTATTATCAGCGTGGTTCCGTCCTTGCTCATAGCCATCGACTCCCCAAACGCGGTGTTGAGAGAAGATCCATCACTTGACACTCCTGTCAATGTCTGTGCCAAAACAAAAGAATGTTGTGTGCTTCCGTCGTTGCTCTGCGAGGTCCTTCGGAATATTTCGACCTTGCCGGCATTTCCAGGCGCAAGTGAACTGACGGCCAAAATATCGCCGTTGTCATTTGCCTCTAACCTGTGGCCGAACCTCTGTCCTGAGCCGCCATCTGGTGCTTCTATTGTGTAATCCTGTGTCCATGTGTCATACGTAGAACCGTCTGATCCAACTGCCCACTTGTACATGTAAACTCTTCCTTGGTCACTGTCATGTCCAGGAGCCGAAATAAAAAGATACTTGGTAGGTGTTGTGGTCAACGAGTCGGCGCCAGGTTCGGATATTTGGTGTTGCCAACCAAAGTTCAATCCTTCGTTGCTACTAGATCCGTCCGTTGGAGGAGATATTGTGTTTAGTATCGAATACTCAAAAGTGCTTGGATTCCATTGGTATACCTTAACAAGTCCCGAATCTATCTGCCTGGTGCTACCGTCTGAGTCGACTGTGTTACTGAATGGTGCACCTGCAACCACATAATTCTCATCGGTACTGATTGATAACGATTCACCCAATCTGCTGGTATTGTCATCGTTCTCTGTCATAGTGACAGTTGACTGAGTTGAGAGGCTAGTGCCTGCATCTGCATTTTTCCTAAATAGGAAATGCACTTCACCTTGCCCTTTGCCTGGTGCTGAAACAATAATTGTTCTACCGTCGTTACGTGCAACAATCCTGTGTCCAAACTCCTGTGATGCTGTCGTGGCATCAGGTGAAAGAACCAGTCCTGCATCGTATGGATCACACTTTTCGTACACACGCCACAGTCCTGAACTGTCGCTGTCAGCAAAAACCTTGTCCCCTTCTCTGTCTATCGCAGAATCTCTGTCATTGTATTCACTGTGATGTATTAGATCGTTCACATTGTCCATTGATGCGAGTCTTACAGAAATAAATTTGCTTATGTTTCCAAAACTGTCTGCTGTTGAACCATCTTCTAATGTTGGTATGAAACCCACGTTTCCTTGGAAATCAATAATGACCGTCTTGTGACTCACAACGGCCGCTACTTGATACACACCATTAAGCGTTGGCTCCTCACTATTAGAGATTGCAAAAAAGTCCGGTTGGCTTGTAGAAGAACCTGCTGACAGACCATGTGATCCTGTGAATGTGATCTCCAACTGTGTTGCATCGTTTATAGACCGTAGATCTGCAATGGTTACTCCTGCGTTGGTTATTCTAAACACGTCCCAATCATTGTTGCTCTTGTTTGCCACCCAAATTAAATCATTTGCTGACACAGTTGACATGTCTAGGTTCAAAAGCTCTGTTATGTTGAATGCAGTGTGTTGCACCTGGGTTAGCCTAGGATACCCTGCTGTTTTAAATACCTGGGCTCTGTCTCTGTCTATTCCTTCTTTTGTATAATCTAGTCTTTTGAAAGTTTCCGAGGCAGTGTATTCAACCGGCCTGAAATAAAAATTTTCCTTGACTATGCCACGTGATCTTCCATATGACGCCGTTTCATTTGTGTTGTCTAAAAGTTCTATGCTTTGCGGGTTAAATTGGATTTCACTGTCTTTTAGAGTTATCTGTATGTTTTCAGTTGTGTCTGTGTTTCCAAATGACCCTGTCCTAATCATCCATTCAGGATATAGGTCGAGATTTATATCTTCGCCTTCATACTTCGCTTTTAAAATTTTATCTATTGCCGCCTGTGTTCCTTTTTCTCTGATATAGCCTTGGTAGAACTTGTATTGTGATACATCATTTACAAATAGATTCTCAAGATAGTCTCTTGACTGATAGCCTATTAGCCTCTGAGCCAGTTCCTGTTGTGATTCGTCAAAGTTGTTTGTCTCTAGATTGTAGAAATCGTTGAACTGCGATATCTTATATTCGAAATTCGGAATCAGTTGTGGTGCAGGTTTTTGATCTTTCTGTGTCCAATTTAGTGTATCAAACTTAGATCCTGAATTATGATTGGTTTTTGCCACATAAAATTTTCCTTGATATTCAACGCTGTCACCTATTCTGTAATCTGTATTCGCCAACCAATATGTGACCTGTGCCGCATCAAACACAAAACCTGGGGCATAGTAGTCACCGTTCCAATTTGCAGTCTTCCAGCCAACCACTTTCAATCTTTGCTGTCTGAAACCTGTTGACGGTTCATAAATTATATCTGAGAACACAGTTTTGTTGTCAAAGATCAGCAAGTGTTCTTTCTGCACAGTGTTCAAAGAGATGTTGTAAAGTCCAATTGTGTCTGACTTGATTCCAAGCTCGAACGTCTTGCCAATTCTTTTTGTTGACAGTTCGGCTATGTCTATCTTCCTACCGCCTGCATCAAGCACTGAGTAGTCGCCTGCAAGATTCCTTAGTTTCCCAACAACACTGTTATCTGTGTCCAGTTCAAACCCGTCCGCGGCCGGTGATACTGTCACAGCAGATCCAGGAGCCCATTCCTGCGTGGTCCAAAATAAAAATTCCCTGACCGCGTTTGACCAATTCAATGTTTCTTTCAATTCATTTGAAAACTTGTTGAATTTGAAGCCCTGTGACTCTAGCCAGTGTCCATATCCAAACAAGAAGTCTGCCACGTCCTGTATAGTGTCAAACACATGTCCATACGGTATGGTCTGTGTCGCTTGTTGGTGTGTTGCATATTTTTTGACTACCAGTGAACCTTCCACTGAGACTGGTGTGACCGATGAAGTTGTTACTGGGTAGTTGAACTTGAAGTAAGGTCTCACAGTGTTATATCCAAGCACTTTGTAGCCACCAAGCACCGTTGAGCCATCTGCACTAATGTCTGTGTTCTTTTCTATAAGCACACCCGAGTAGTAGAAACTCTCAACAGGATTTGATGTCCTGAACAATATTTTAAAGTTTTCGTCGGGGATAAATTTAGAGCCTGACGTGGATCCAGGAGAAACACTGTCCGTCAACACTTTTATGTTTTCTTTGTCTGTGAAGCCGCCTAACTTGTATGCCAACTGGACAGTCAGTCCTTTCATTTTGTCAGTGTAAAAAGTTTCTGCATCAAGATTCCTTGACACTAGATAGTTGATCACATAGTTCTGATACCCTGTGGTCTGATATCTAGTTGTGACACCTGTTGCAGTGTCTGTCGAGGTTTCAAGATGATACTTGGCAGTGGCCAGTGTTCTCCTGATGCCGGTATCGGTATCAATTTGGTTTTCTGCCGTGTTTGTTCCAAGCCTAGATACGTCAAAAAAGTTAGAAAAGAATTTAGCAGGTTTTGTCACTGCAAGTGTCTTCAAGGCAGTAAACGGAAATGAACTTGATCTTCTCCATGCCGTTTCCGCAGGTGCATGGTCTCCAAATTTCCAAGCATTCTGCCTACCTGGTATGTCATAGTTGTCAACAAGTCCTGACGCCAAAGGATCAAGCAAATTTCCTGATGCGTCAACTGGCAAGTATGATCGTATTGTTGGTTTGCCATATCTGCCAACCTCGGTCGCAATCCTGTTCCATAAAACATCATTGGCAGATGTGTAAGGAGCCGGGCCATAAAGGTCCTCCCAGTCGCTTGGTTTTTCCGAATGTCCTAACATCTCCCACGGTCTCACATGCGGTGCGTCTGTGTCATAGAAGTATTTGTATATGCCTCTCCAGTGTCCTGGTAGGTTTTCATCTATAAGTCTGCCTCTAGATCTTGCGTAGTTGTATGTGAAAGGTGATCCTTCAGAGAATGCTGTGTTGTTAATGTACTGAACATTGTTCCTACCTGCCCATTTGTAAAAGTCAGGACCCATGATATCATTTATTTCTCCAAGCGTGTAATCAGTTGACGTAAATGCACTTGGAATCACATCATTCATTTCCAGCAAGTCTGAATCGAATGTCACTTTAATGTTGTTGTAAATTCTTTTTTCAAGTTCTAAGATCAAATCATCACGTTCGTCTCCGTATGCTTTTATGATCGAACCGTCATGTTTTCTTATAACTGCCGTGTCAACAAGAAATGTATTATCCGTAAATGCTTCTGGTGTGAATTTAGGATACATACCAAGTTTGGTAGGGGACGGTGGCATGTAACTGCCAGTGGTATCTTCGTAGTCCTTGATTACAATTTTATCTCCTTCTACTAGGGCTCTTGATATGTTTACAGAATCATCTGTGGTGCTAAAAGTATAGTCCGTGCCTAGTAGTAACTGAGCGCCATTGAGATAGACATACACCGCCCTGTTGCTAGGCTTAGATATATCATGTTGTGAATTTAAAGCATAATCTTTCTGTGATGATCCCATCACAGTGTATAATCTAGTTGACACGTTTTCTCCATACCCTATCATGTCCTCATAGAAGAAAGGGAAACTGCTATCTCTACCTGGCGTGATCGCTGAAATTATCTCGTCCACCCTGTCAGCGGCAATACCTTCATAAGAAGTGCCTGTGGCGTGGGTCAAGAACGAATTGTACCATTTCTCATATTCTTGATTAGCATAATCAATGGCAGTGATTGCATTTGCCTCTTGATCAATAAGATTGAAAATGGCCGGCAACAAAGGTGCTTCGTGTTGCTGAATGCTTCCGCCTTTTAATCTGGCGTCAGGCTTGTCCCTGAGATTCGACACCCCTGGTATTGATCCTGTGACATCCGGATTCCTATCAAGAATGTCTCTCACATGATTTAAAATTTGGCCAAAAGTAAAAGTGCCCAACTGTTCATTCAATGAGTTTGTTGATAAATTTTGTGGTAGTTCGTATATGCCCTTATCACTCACTTTGTCAGCACTGCTATATCCTGCTATCCTTACCTGGTCGTTTATTTCAAGATCCTCGTTGAATTTAACATACTTGTTTGTTGATCCATCGACTAACGTGTAATCTGTTGACAACGTTTTTCGTGTTCCATTTACCACTACCGACACTTCTAAATCAGTCAGTGAAGCAGAGTTTTTGAAGAAGTCAATTGGAAAAAGTTTCTTTTCTGTGGCATCAACTATAAGGGTTCTCACAACCCGCTGTTTACTGTCACTTGTTCTCTTTATCCAAGAACTTCTGGAATTGTGTGTGGCACGTCCTGTCGTGTAGTGCAGATGTCCTTCGCCAAGCCTTTTGGTGACGGTAGTTGTGCCGCTTTTGTATGTGAATGTACCTGCGGTATGATCAGATTCGAAAACAATGTCACCTATGTTGTTAATTGTGTTGTATTTTACTTTTATGCCTAGCACGGTGTCTGTAGTTGCCGAGTCAGATGTTGCAAATTCAAAAACTTTTGCTCCAGCGAATGTTGAGTTAGGATACGTAGTGGCGTCATCGAACGACACATGATCGTTGTCGAACATTGCAAAAAGAGGTTGCTGGTTTACTCCAGTCTTCTGTTGTGCTTCTTTCCATTCTGTGGTAGTGGTGTCAAAGTAAAAGGTCTTACCTTGATTATTGGTTCCAAATTCTATAAAAACGCTGTCGTCGGCTGTAGGCACTCCATCGTCCTCTAGTGTAAGACTAATATTTTGCGAACTGTCTCCAGTGTCGGCAAAACTGACTTTGTAAATTCTTCCCTTGACTGTAGGATCAGTGTCTGCCGCAAATATCACCCTCATTCCTTCAGCAAGTGTGATACCATCGATAATGTATCCGGTCTGTAGAACTATTTCACTGAATGCATCCTTGGTGACTGTGTCGTACAAGGTTACAGATTTCTTTGCCACTGTGCCGTGATTGTACAGGGCAAGTCCTGAATCGAATTCAATAATGGGTCTTTTGGCTCTAGCGTCCTCGTCGAAAGTTGCCGTGAAGCCTCCTATCCTAGCAGTCTCTTCTATCACCGATCTATGGAACCACCTGTTGTATCTAGACCAGGCGTTCTGGTCTCTGGAATCTCTTTTGATTGTGATATAATCCAGTGTTTCTGGAATGTAGAACGCTTTTGCATATGGTCTTGAGTCGTACGCCACTGAGTCATAAAGTATCGTCGACTCGGTTGCATAAGAGCCTGGTGTGATAAGGTCCTCAACATCTGTCAGTGTGATAGCATCACCAACTCCCTCAACATAGTATTCTTTGTTTTGATACGCAGTAGGAACCTTATCATTTTTGAATGTAATCTTCATTCCATTAGAAAGATCAAGCGTCCTTAAACTGTAATTTTTTGTTCCTATGATGTCATTCTCAGGATTGATTTGGACTGTGGATGTTATATCTCTGATTTGTAGTAGGCCGTACATGGCATTGTGGTTGCCACACTGATAATATAAAGTGTCAGGTGCTCCTGTAAGTGGTACCGTGAACGTTACTGTGCCGTAATCGGCACCGTTGTTTGTAACGCCTGAGCTGAAAAGTGTTGATGTTGACCCGTCTTCCGCAACCTGATTGTTATAAGGTTCAGTCATTATGTAGAAAGGATGACCTTTTGCGTTTACATTGAATTTGTAGGTGTTTCCCCTGTACAGAATAAGAGTTGGATTGTTTTCATTTTCCCTGTGGGTGAACTCGTAGGCCGCTTGGGCATTATTTTTTACAGAGTATTCAACCACCGAGTTCGGTCCAACTGAATCTATCTCTATTGATCCTGGTCCATCAGGCATCCAGTAGTATTCTCTGTAGTTGACCAGTTTGTCATAGTCTATTGCAGGGTTCCAACTGTAGACAGTTTCCTTGTTTAACCTGTCATGGTTATCTACATTGCCTCCAAAAAACTTGATCTGGTTTATGTAGTCATCATAGGTACCTGTAAATTTGACCTGATCCTCAGGATTTATACTGGTTGTGTCTTTGTCTGTGTAAGTTACCGCAGGCTCGAGCTGGTAGGCCATCCTGTCTCTGCTGGTTGCAGGCAGGTACCTGTCATTGACGTTTCTTGTGTAAGCATCCTGTCTGCCTATGAAACCGTCAAGCCTCTCCAGTGAACCTTTCTGTACCAAAGGATCTAGTGTACTTGCTAGAAATCTCTGGTTGCTGTCTGTCCTGTAAAAGGCAGGAAGATGTTGTACGGTACGTCTGTACTCGTTGTTTCCTTGTTTTACAACTTCATTATTGACTGATGCGTTTGTTGTGTTGTCTGCCATTAGTATCCTGATCCACTACTGCCGGAACTTGACGACGATCCGGAACCTGTTGTAGTAGAGCCTGACACTGCTGATCCTGTTGTGCTGTTCGTTGTGGCAGTTGATACTGATGTGACAACAGATCCCGAAGCCGCTAATTGGTTGGCTCCAAGTGCTGTAATGATTGACACATCATCAACGGTGGCCCCACTGATGAAAATTTCGTCTGCCGCTGAATTCAGTTGGAACAAAGACCCAAAACTTTGTCCTGACTGGTTTGGCACGATTACAACCGTTAGTAGGTCAGGTGCCAATTCATTGTGAACATAAGCGGCTAATTCTGTGAAATAAAAACTGTCTCCAAAATCCCAGTTGTCCAAAGCAAAAAATTCGTTAATTGCGGCTATCACTCTTGTTTTTATTACTGCATCTGACACATTTGTTTTAGGATTTTTAACAACTTTGAATGTTGCTTGTAATTCTTCATTGGCTGTCGAGCCAAACAACACTTTGTACTTGACAGGATGGTAAACAATCTGGTCTGATAAAGATTTCAATGGATTTAATATTCCAGAATAGTTTATCCTCAGTTGATCAGAAGTGGAAGTCTCAGGTGCTGTCCCACCGTCCTGTAGATATATTCTAAATAGATTGTCATAGGTCCTCTCCAGCATGTAAACGTCTACAATGTTAGACACACTTGGATCGATCCGTGTTTCTTGGCCAGCATGATGCTTGTATTGGAAACTTAAAGAACTCCTGCCTTTTCTGGCAATGTAATCGGTGCTGGTTGAGAGTGTGTTCGTTGTGCTGTCATATTTTTTGATCACATCCTCATCCGATGCATAGAAGTAAAATAATTGATTGTCAGAATAAGTTGCACTCGATAGTGTTATGTCTGCTTCCTTTTCTGACACTACGAAGTTGGAGGCCGCATACGGTCTGAATCTCTCTATATTGTCATATGAAGTGTATTTCTCGAAAAAAACAAATTTTGTAGACTCTGCCAGTGTTGGCTCGATTATGATGTCGAACAGTTCCGGATTGTCCACAACTCCATCGTCGTCATCGTCAAAGAATCCAACTTGGACTTTCCTGTTGTCTTGGAAGCCATCTGATTCAGTTACTGTGTCCACCACCTGCCAGGTGATAGGATATCCAACGCTGTTGCCTGTGGAAACTATGCTGTTTGTCTTTAATAATTTTACTGTGTCCTTGACACTTTTTCCTGTTTTATAGTCATAAATTCTTTCTTCCACGTCGTAATGGAACTTGTTCTGTGACTCAGATTCAAAAATGTAATCTAGTTTCCTATATTGAACTGTATACGTGTTTCCGTCATTGGTGAATTTGAACCACCAACTTGCATCCGCATTTGTGCCTGTGATACTTCCTGTGTCTGCTAGACTGAATACAGAACTTGTTGAAAGATTGGTTGACGTGATTACTTTCCAAGACTCACTGTCTACATCATAACGTAATCCAAACTCCTCAAAGGCTTCAATCCGATCAATAATATCCGTCTCTAGGGTGCTTGAAAACGAAGTTGTAAGATTTGGAATAATCGCGTTGATCACTGATCCATCAGGGACCACGTTGTTCAAAGTAACTGGTCCGACCCCTGTCTCTAGGTTACCTTTTCCGCCGTTGGCGCCATCTAACACCACCGCGCCAATCTTTGCCCAAAGTCTGTCTTCTGCCTCGTCTGTTCCTGCGGTCACCAAAGTATTGTTCAAAAATTCCCTTGTGTCCGGAGACGTGAACTTTATCAAGGCTCCTGGTTTGGCGTATTTTAAATTCGAAGTGGCGGAATCGCCTATCACTAGGGCACCACCTGACGTGAAAAATCCAGTGTTTGTGTTTGTTGAAGTCGTTGTGGAATTCCATGTTGCTGTCAGTCCACTGACGTCTTTGGTAGCATATTTCAGATAATAGAATTGTCTTGCATATGCATTCTTTAATTTTGCTTCTATGTCAGCGTCGATTGTTGATTGTATATCACTACGATTGTTGAAAGTGAATGTAAACTGTTGTGTTGATTCTTCTCTGTAAAGGATACCGTCCTCAGCAAAGGTGCTGACATTAGAGTAGGCACCTGTGGGATCCAAGATCTCCTTGGCCCTGGAAATACCCGATGCTGATCTGTTTACAGATCTTACCTTTACAATCTCCTGTGATGCCGATAATGGCACAACTTGATAATCCTCAGCGGTGATCATCCTGTTCTGCGAATAATAAACCTGAGATGCTTTTTCCTTTATTGAATCATTGGTCTCAGTTGCCGCCGCATTGTACACCGCGGCCTTAAGGCTGATAGTCATTGTCAACGACTGTTGTGCACCGTTGGCATCCGTGTATGGCACAGTCAACTGTACGTTCTGCATGTCAGACGACTGTATGGCATACTTGGCGTTGTCACTCACCCTGACGTATGCTCTGAAACTTCCCAATGGAATGTTTGAAAAGTTTCCGTCTCCAAACACAAGATCCACTGCGTCATCATTTTTGGTAACGACGTTGTAAATGTTTCTTTCTGACCTAGACAATGAATTGTAAATTGCGTTATTGCCGGACAGTGCAGGGACCTTGTTCCATACTTCTGCTATTTGACCAAACTGATCTAATTTGTAAAGCCAAACGTCGGTGTCGTTGACATTTGTTATGTCAAGTGGCTTGACGAAATTGGTTACAGATGCATCAATCGTGAAATCTGTCTGCTGTAAGGTTCCTTGTTTGAAAAGGAAGAAAAATCCTGTGTTGTTGGAACTGTCCCCAGATCCGTCAGATCTGTATGTGTATGTAAGTCCCGATCCAGGCACTGGGTCTGACTCGTAGATGCTGTCTGAACCTGTGATCCTGCTTGACACTATCTCGAATCCCCTCGATATGCCTCCAACGGATTTTGAAAATTTAAAGATCGGTAAATCCAATTGATTTGAACTTAAAGTGTATACTTCTGTGTCAATGCCACCAATCTGACCCGACTCCCTTGGATTGCCGAACAGTTGTCCTGTCTGGTTGGCCGCGTTAAGTATGGCTGTGAATTGTTCTCTGTAGTTTGAGTTGGCAGAATCATTCCATATGATTGTGCTGTTCGCTAGATTTGTTCCGGTGCTGTCTAGTACGTCCTGCGTGGTTGAAATAGAATCTATCTTCAACAATCCTGTGGCTGGCTTGTTTCTCTTTGCATTGTAGTTGATTAATCTTGCTAATCTCAGCACAGAGTTTCTTCTCTCCGCTGTCTCGAGGAAATTTTCCCTTGCGTTCAAGTCCACCCTGAATGACAGTGCCTGGGAAATGTAGGCTATCAGATCTATTAGTGCAACGTATTCCGAACTTTCAACAAAGTCATTGAAATCGTCTGGATAGTTCTCCCTGAGATAGGCAACCATGGTCCTTCTAAGAGTCTCAAAGTCATAAGATTTGAAATCTGCCTGCTGGAAAGCCTGGTAGATCTTTCTCCAATCTTCCGCTACAAGTAATCTGTTCTGTCTATCTGTTGTGGCCATTGTATATACAACGGTATTTATATGTTAGGAAATGTGCGTATATTAAGATAGACGCAATAGAGAGTTTTCGTCGAAATTAAACCGCAGTTTTTCAGTGATATTCAAAGGAACATAGGTGATGGTTGCCTGTATGGCTATGCCCTTATCGGCCTCTGTTACCAAAATTTCTTCTGTGGAGATCCTTGGATCTGCGTTGAGATTCGCTGTTATATCCTCAACAATGGCCTCCTTAAGATCGTCCGTGAATGGTTCAAATATTGCGTCATATATGATTGTGCCAAAATCAGGATTCTCAACCCTTTCGCCTTTACGCACACTCAATCGGTTGATCAGTCCTTGCTTGGCAACCTCGAAATCATAAAGTTTGAAGTTCCGCTTATCTGCACGTGAACTAAAACCTTTAAAGGTCACTGTTTTGTTTGATAAGTCTCCTGTTCCTGAATCTCCGTATGCCATACTGTATATTTACTTTCTAAAACCTAAAAAAACTTCTCACTGCACTTATGCCTGTGTTAACAAATGATGCAACTTTTCCTTGGACAAAACTCATCACCGCCTCCTTAGGATCTAAATTGATTAACTTTTCAATTTGATCTGCCTTGGTAACAAGCGAGTTAAGATTTTTAACAGGCAATTTAATCTTATCATTTAGATTGACGACCCTTGCCAGTTTATTAGATACTGCCTTGATAGATCTTTGTTTTAATAGTTCAGTTTTGATAACTTTAAATTCTGTGGCAGAAATTCCTAGGGCGTCCAAGTTCGCTATTGGCAGTTTGATCTTAATGTTGAGTTTGCCCAGTTGATCTGCCACTGCCTTGATGCTTGGCTGTTCCATCAACTCCGCTTTGATACGTTCCAATTCAGTGGATGAAATTTCTGGATTTGTTCTCTTGATCTGTTCTATGATGTCATTAACAACACTTGCTTTCTTGATCTCTGCCATTGCTTCGTTGATGAATGTTTTTATTCTCTGAGTGCTACTCTGCCTGTCATATGGCTCATGTGTAACAAAATCAGATACCGTAGTCCTGTTTTCGATCTTGTTAGGCTTGCCTTGCAAGATGGCTTGGTCATCGTCTATGTCAATTAAGCCTTCTGTGACCCTTATCCCTATTGCATCGGGTTTGAGCCAACTTGGTCCCCATTGTTTACTAGCATTCTGTGAATTGAAGTGTACTTGCGACCCTGCCAAATGAATCTGGCCACTGGCCCCATGTAGTTGTGTGCCATCTGTGAACGAGGATATGCCGTCTCTGGCATAGTGCCTCACCGCACCTCCCTGTGAACTGTTCAATATACCTTTTTGTCCCATTGCAAACAGATATCCTTCTGCGTTGATTCCAACATTTGTTTCTGACGTAAAGTTTATTACTCCCTTGGCGTGAAAATTAATGTTCATGTCTGAGTGCAGGTTGAAATCTCGACTTGTTCTCATATTGATTCCTCCATCGGAGTATAGGCTTACAGTACCATCCCTGTCCATCTCTATGAATGCCTTACCTGACCCATTAGCGATATACACCACGCCGTCTGTGTCGTGCATCAACAATTGGTGTCCCGATGCCGTCCTCAATCTGGTGAGTTGATTAGTTCCATCCTGTGCACCGTCGTCCATGACGAAACTGTGTCCTGGATCTCTGTCTGTCTTGATTTTAACATTCGATAAACCTATGTTCAACACACGTGAATCATCACGTATCCTACCTGGGGTGTTCATGCCAAACACCCTGCTAGGAGATTCCCTACGAGCACTAGATGAGGTTGTGCCACGCACTGTGTCCTGTACCAGACCTTGTGCAGTCAGTTGATCTGCAAGTATGTCATTTATCGGGTATCTCCAATTCGCTAGATTGCTAAGAGTCTCGCCGTCCTGATATCTTCTTTGATTTTTTTCTCCCGCGGGAAGGAAATCCGTGCCGTAATTTGTTTGACCGCTTATTCTCCGCTCTCTGTTAGTTGATCCAGAATACTCTGTACGTGATGAAGAACCGTTTGCAGGGACCTGTTGATTAACAAGTGGTTTCTGTACGCAACCTATCCAGAATGCGGTGTTGTTTGACTGTTCTCCCTTGGCAAATATCACCAACACGTCGGTGTCTATGTCGGGTGGTACCGCCCACATGCCATAACTGTGTTGTGTAGTTTTGTAACTGAATGGATCACTGTTGCTGACCGCGTTTATACTTTTGGCTCCGTAAAATGGCGAAAGGTACTGGCACCATATTATCTGCTCAGGACCTGGGTTAGTTGTCAACGTGAGGGCAGGTATGTTCACACCAAGTCGACCCATCCTCAGTGGATCATTGGTGACCTTGACCGTCGCTATGTACGGACCCGCATCATTGTCAACGAACTTCTCTTTGAAGTCCTTCTGGTTGTCCTGTGTGTCTGTGAATCCTCTTGAATCGCTGTATGACATACTTTAATTTATACTCCTAAATTTATGATGATAAATTTGTTATATCACCTACTTGGTCTGTTATTTTTTTAAGTGCTTTGTCCTTGAGTTTCCTTTTCTCATCGGCTATGTTGACTTCTTTTTGGATCTCAGTGATTTCGGAAATAGCAGAGTTTGCCAACACAGGGGCAACTCCTTTGCCCTGCTGGTTGTCGAACCTGCTACAGTGCAGTGTCTGAGTGAACTGCCCTTGGTTGAAACTGCTTTCTATCTTGTTGACCTGGTATAGCCCATTGAAGAACAGGTTCTCGTCTCTGAAGCGTTTGCCTTGACCATTGAACATAGTTCCTTCTTTCTCGTCTATGTCATCCGGCAGTCTGTACCTAACATTGATGATGGGTTGGAATTGGTCAGCGTTGAACCCACCAGATGCTGTGTCGTACACTTCGTTCTTATTACCAAACGCTACGGTGCCCTTGGGACCAAGAGGCACGTACATGTCCTGGCAGATGTATGTGGGATCTCCCAGTATGTCAAGCTCGATCCTCATCATATCAACATCCGGGTTGGTGAGATAATCATAAAACTGCTGTGCCTTGTTGTCCTCACCTGCCACCGACGATAGTGTGTTTACACCCTTGATGCTGGAAGGATACTGTCTCAATGGTAGCAACGGTTCTGGATCTCTCTCACGTCCAAACACGTTTTTAAATGCTTCACCCACGTGTGTGAATAGTCCTTTCTCCACATAATCTTTGTCATCGCCCCTTACGTTACGTCTGTAGTAGGCAGTCTTGTAGTTGATCCTCAGACCTTGCACGTCCACGTTGTCACCTGTGTATATGAAATCGTATTCTTTGTGAACCATTCTACTCCAATCAACGTTGGCAACGCTGATTCCTGGTGCAATTAATTTTAATATGTGTATCCTGAAGGGTATGGCCCTGTATATTATAATTTTAGGAGACATCTTTGTTATGGGATCAATACGCTCGGGGTCTGGAGTTAAGACAGTGGTCTTTATCTTGAACCAGTCGACATACTGGTTGTTTACCAGTGTCTTCTCGAAATCTTTACTTTTGAATATAGCGGATAATTTTTGCGGATCTTTCAAAGTGGCGTTGTCATATTTTCCTGTGCTTCTGAGATAAGTGGTCCAAAAACTCTGTGCCAATTCTTGGAAACCGGTACCGCTCCTGACGGCGTCTTCGAACCATTTTGTCATGGCAATGCCACCGCTGGCCTGTGCAGATGCTTTTTTACCGTCCGGGTACGTTATTGAATCTAACGAATAGGTGTCTTCAGAATCTGACACAGAACCACTGTTGTTGGCCGATTGTGTTTCATTTTTGTATTTTCCAGCGTTTTCGAACACCTCTGGATCTATTTCAAACTTGTATATGTCCTCATAGAGCCTTACCTTTTCTTTGATCTCATCCTCCATCTGTTTTTTGAGTACACGTTCCGCACTCCTGGCCCATTCATTTACATCGTCGGCTTCTAATGGCATTCCTGTTCGTGGAAATTTATACCTGTCATCATAGGCCAGATCTGTGTAGGGCACTGCCACCACGGTATACCTCGCACCACCTTCCGTGACATCCAAGTCCACCCTGCTGATCAGTATTGGAATCTTTCTTGTGTGGCTCTTGTTGGTGCTGTGTTGTGCGTATGCCCGGCCGTGTTCATCGACTCCCTTGAATTCTATTGTAAACAATAATGGGGCATCTTGGTAGTCCAGGAAGCCATTGAGTGCTGTGCAGGCCCTTACCTTTTCTATGAATGTTATACCAAAAGGTTCATGTATCTCAAATTCCATTTTTGTGAAGTTTCCGAGGTTTCGTTCTGGGTTTGGACCCACAGTCGATATCATGTTCACGTTTTCAATAAAAAGATCATGATTACGTGCCAAAATATCTATGCTATCTTGATAGTTCTCATAGAACTTTTGCCTGTCCTTCTGCTTAGATAAGATCTCCACTACACTGTTGTTTTGGGCTTTGAATTCTCTTGTGGTCACATGGCTCCCGTCACCAATACCTCCGGTACGTGCAATGATGTCATGCACAGGATTTGTTAAAAATTTTCTTGATTGGTATTCGTTCTCTGTAATACCACTCAAAGTGAATATGGTGTTAAAAGAAGCGTACTGGTGCAGTACGTTCGGTTTTAGGAATGGCTTTGAGACCTTGCCGGATCCTCGAACATTGTTTTCATAGAATGATGACATCTATTATATCCCTAGGTCGGTGTTCACGTTGCCTGGCTTAGGCAGTTGTATTGTGACTCCTGGTTTGAAATCGTAGATTGGATCCTCTATCTGGTCTGGATTACGCTGTGCGAACACCCACCATAGCCTCGGGGTGCCATAGAGGTCAAAGGCCAGCAGATCTGGTCTGTATGCGTAAGTTCTTTCTATAGTGTATGATTGATCATCATCCTCTGCCGTGATGGTCCTTGGCACGAATGTCTCTAAATTAATCTCGTTCTGTGGAGTTGAGAAGTAGGGTGATGTCGCTGAATACTTGGCCATTAAATGAATCCTATGTCGCCTTCCCCCTTGCCACTCAGTTCACCACGAGCAAATTCTGACAGAGAGAATTTTTTGAGAGATTCTCTGCTGTACACTGGCGTTACCAAAACTGAAATGTTAGACAGTGTGGGAGCCCATGACTGTGACTCACCTGCAATAACTGCCTGCTGGAAGCCAGCGTCTGCGCCATTCAGTTGCCTGTATGGGGTGTTTGACTGTTTTGTAGAAATGTAATCAATACCTGGTCTCAGTTCAACGTTGAATGTGTTTACCACCACGGGCACTTTGTTGAACACATGATCACCGTAGCCCGACATGTGCATGATCGGTGGTGGATTGCCCTTTAGTGGTTGGCTATCTTTTCCGAAATACATCTTAGTAATAGTCCTTAGGAAATTGACGGTTGCCACCCAGTGCTTGGCATCATCAGAATTTTGTACAGGAAATTCGCCAATTATGTTGTATGAGTCCACCTGTGAATTTTGGTAAGCCTGAAATGGATAGTTGCTGTGTGTCTGTGACAACGGATTGTAATTCGCGGAGTGCTGTATGACCACAGCAGGCGTCAACGGCCAAAATACACCACGTGATGGAATCAATGGGGCCATTAATTCGTTGTTACGTAAAATGGAGTCATAGACCTGGTTAGCGTTTGTTGGGATCTGTAGCCGCACACGCCAGTCTGTTTTGTCACCTCTTCCTGACCATTTGGCCCTTGCTTGTACCAGCCTGTTGTCAGGATTTATACCCGCACCCGTCAATCTGCCCAGGGTCCTGTTGAATATGCCCTGTCCCACGTTCTTTATTACCTTGCCAAGTGTTGCCATCTAAATGGTTGCTTTCCTTCGTAAAATTTCGTATACTTTAACTATATTTATAGGCATTATTTTAGGCGCACTTAATTCACCATACGGCACGATTCAACAGACCTGTTTGTGGTCATTTCAACGACAATGAAAGATAATTATGAAACGAGTGAAATACCTAAACAACCGAGATCTGTTGGCACAGATACACGCCAGCAAAAACACATACTGCTCTTACGTCACACCTGAGGACGCACAGTATGACCTGATAGTACCCAACTTGAAAAAGATCAACGCAAGTGCAGTGGCACAGGCAAGGAAGATGAAGGCCAAAAGGCTGACCCAGGAAGCATGGGAACAGGCCAAGGAGGCAGGGCTAAAGAAAATTAAATTGGCCGACTACACAGTTTCACCGAGAAAGATAGACAAGACCGACCTGGTGTTCAGGGTCATGATGTTCGATCACGTGCCCATGGACGACGAAAGAAAAAAGAATCCTAAAACGACAGCGGATCACCACAGCAAGGTGAACTTCCCTCCCTTCCAACACTACAGATTCGACAAAAAAGACAAACTGGTGTGCGTGGGCAAATCACACTGGGTGGGCGGAATGAACAACGGACACTTCTCGTCAGACCATGGCAAGATGACCAACCAGTTGGCCACGATGTACATGAAACTGTGTGAGAGATACGGAACAAGGGCAAACTGGAGAGGGTACACCTACAATGATGAGATGCAGTCACAGGCTCTGATGCAACTGTCACAGATCGGACTACAGTTTGATGAATCAAAATCAGACAACCCATTCGCATACTACACGGCGGCCATCACGAACAGTTTCACAAGGATACTGAACATAGAAAAGAAAAATCAATCCATACGTGACGACCTGCTAGAATACAATGGCATGATGCCAAGTTTCACAAGACAAAATGAAAATGACGTAAGTGCACCATCGTACAAGAAGCGAATGAAGAATGTACACGGAGACGTACACGCTGTGAACAAAACAACATTAGCAAAACTTAACAAAGTTTTAAAGAAAAAAGGAAAACTTGACTCGGAAGATTTCAAAGATGTAAAATTCAAGAACAAAATAGACATGACAAATCACAAACCAACACTGAAGAAGAAATGGTAACATATGTTTTTTAAGAAAGTAGCATGTTTCACTGACATACACTTTGGAATGAAAGGAAACAGTCGTGTACACAACGACGACTGTGAAGCGTTTATATATTGGTTCATAGATCAGGCAAAACTGCACGGATGTGAGACCTGCATATTCCTTGGTGACTGGCATCACCACAGATCCGCCACAAACGTTTCCACAATGAACTACACAGTCTCCAACATGGAAAGATTAGGCAAAGCGTTCGAGAAAGTTTACGTGATAATGGGTAACCATGATCTATATTACAGAGACAAAAGAGAAATCAATTCAATGGAGTACATCAGAAACATTCCAAACATACAAATCGTTAACGAATGGTTGGTGGAAGACGATGTGGCAATCATACCATGGGTAGTGCAAGACGAATGGAAGAAAATTGCAAACATGAAACAGAAATACGTGTTCGGACACTTCGAATTGCCTTACTTCAAGATGAATGCCATGGTAGAAATGCCGGATGTTGGTGGCATACAAACAGATCATTTTGCAGGATGTGGCAAAGTGTTCTCAGGACACTTTCACAAGAGACAGTACATGAAAAACGTGACATACATGGGCAATGCCTTTCCACACAACTATGCAGATGCATGGGATGACGATCGTGGAATGATGGTGTTGGAATATGGTGGCGAGCCCAAATACATCAACTGGCCGGACATGCCAAGATACATCACAATAAAAGTTTCAGAATTGCTGGAAGACCCAGACAAGTACCTAAAGCCAAAGATGTACGTGAGGGTGACGCTTGACATCAAAATTAGTTACGAAGAAGCAAACTTTGTAAGGGAAACATTCATAGACAAATATCAACTGAGGGAACTACAACTGATACCCGAGCAGGTGGACAACGCCCAGCAACCTTTGGTAGAAGTTCAGAAGTTTGACAGCGTGGATCAGATCGTAATCAAACAACTGCAAGGCGTAGACTCAGAAGTCTACGACAAGAATATATTAACGGCAATTTACAACGATTTAGATGTCACGCATTAGTAAAAGGAAATTGTTAAAGGCCCTGAAAGGTGAATTAGAAGCACCAACCATGTCAGACACTATGATATTCGACATGTTCAAGAATCCACCGAGCCAGGAAGAATGGCTCAAAGGCTACAAAAGATGGGTCCAACAACAGGACCTGACTGCGTTACCAGAGATAGAAAAGTTAATAAAAAAAAGTAAAAGAAAGAGAAAAAAGTGTTAACCATAAAAGAACTTACAGTAAAAAATTTCATGAGCGTGGGAAACCAGGCCCAAGCAATAGACTTTGCTAACAAAAGTCTAGTTCTAGTGATTGGTGAGAACATGGACCTTGGAGGTGACGACGCAGGTGCTAGGAATGGTACAGGTAAAACAACAATCATCAATGCACTGTCGTATGTTTTCTTTGGTGAGGCACTAACAAACATAAGAAGAGACAATCTCGTGAACAAGACCAACGAGAAAGGAATGCTGGTAAGCGTGAGGTTCATCAAGAACAACATAACATACACAATCGAAAGAGGAAGAAAACCACAGGTGTTCAGATTCTATGCAAATGACATTGAACAGAACCTCGAAAGCAATGAAGCACAAGGTGAAAACAGAGAAACTCAGCAAGAAATAAACAAGCTCATGGGAATGACCCATGCAATGTTCAAAAACATTATAGCATTGAACACATACACACAACCTTTCCTGTCAACCAAACAGGCAGAACAAAGAGAGATCATAGAGCAGTTGCTTGGAATCACCCTGCTATCACAAAAAGCCGATCTGTTGAAAGAAAAACAAAAGACAACAAAACAACTGCTGACTGAAGAGAAATTAAACATCGATGCAAAAATGAACTCAAACGAAAAGATTCAGGAATCAATAGAAAGTTTGAAGATAAGATCCAACGCATGGTCCAAGCAGAAGGAAGACGACATAAAAAGTTTTACAGAAGCAATAGCGGAACTTGAAAAAGTCGACATAAAACAGGAACTGGACGCACACAAACGTCTCCAGAAACACAACGAAAACTACATAAAATTATTGAGTCTGCAGAAAGAAAAAGCATATCACGAGGATTCGTACACCAAAGCAAAAAGCACAGTGGAAAAAACCGAAAATGATTTAGAATATGCGGCACAGCAAAAATGTCCAACCTGTGAACAGGAGTTGCTGGATGACAAGCACACACATCTTGTCGACAAACTGAAGGCAACGCTGACAGAGTCCAAAGAATATGCTTCAAAACTTGAAAGCGATCTTGCAAAGATACAACAGGGCATAGATGCAATAGGAGACTTGGGTAGCACACCTGACACATACTACGACACAATAGATGAGGCGTACAACCACAAAGGTTCCTTGAAAGACCTTAAACGTCAACTAGAACAGACCGAAGGTAAGGAGGATGTGTACGCAGAACAGATCGCAGAGATGCAAAGTAAGGCCATACAAAAGATAGACTACACCAAAGCCAACGAACTAGAAGACTTGCACAGGCACCAAGACTTCCTGTACAAACTGTTGACCGCAAAAGATTCTTTCATAAGAACAAGGATAATAGAACAGAACTTAACATATCTCAACCAGCGTCTGGCATACTTCCTGGGCAAGGTGAAACTGCCACACACAGTGACTTTCCAGTCAGACCTAACAGTGCGTATCGAGGAACTGGGCAGAGAACTGGACTTCGACAACTTGAGCAGAGGTGAGAGAAACAGGTTGATATTAAGTTTAAGTTGGGCATTCCGAGATGTGTGGGAGAGCCTTTATCAACAGATCAACTTGCTGTTCATAGACGAACTGGTGGACGCAGGCATGGACATATCAGGAGTAGAAAGCTCTATGGCGGTGCTGAAAGACATGAGCAGGACACAGAAGAAAAACATATTCCTGATTTCACACAAGGACGAACTTGTGAGCAGGGTGAATTCAGTACTGAAAGTTGTAAAAGAAAACGGTTTTACCAATTACGCAAATGACGTTGATATCATCGTATAATTAGATTTAGGTATGTTTTGCACCCAACCATTTAATCACATAGATATTGTTGTAGAAAACGACAAAGTATTTTTGCAACCTTGTAATGTTTGGAACACTAAAAAATTTAGCATAGACGAATATAAAAATCACATAGGAAAATTAAAAGATACGTTAGCATCAACCTATTATAAGCCAGGCTGTAACATATGTGAGAACGAGGATAAAAAGAACATCAGATCTAGACGTGTAGCACAGAATGAATTTTCAAATGACAATAACCTGTCACTGCAAAAATTACAAAGTTTGGGAGTGAGGTATGGGACTCTATGTAATAGCAAATGTATGATCTGCAGTCATCAGAGATCTTCCTCTTGGGTCGTAGATGCAGAAAAATTAGGAATAAAGGTAGCAGAACAATACAAATACAAAAAGAACTTACTACCGGGTGTTGATATATTCTTTGACAACTTTGATCTAGATGATCTGAAATATGTTGAATTCCACGGGGGCGAGCCATTGATGCAAGACTATCCCGAAGAATTCCTAAAGAGGATAAAAAAGTTAGATCAACTCATCGTAAAACTAAACACTAATCTCACAGTGCTACCGTCGCCTAATCTTAACGTGTTGTTAAGCAAATGTAAAAGGGTGGACTTCTTACTGAGTGTTGACGACGTGGGTGACAGATATGAAATTCTTAGGTATCCTGGCAAATGGGACAAATTCACACAACACATAGAAATCATGAAACAACATGGATACAGACTCATGGCTTACAACTGCCTATCATCATTGAACATTTTCTATTGCGTGGAATATTACAAATGGGCAACCAAAAATTTTGGAGTTAACGTGCATTCACAATTCGTGGTGGACAAACCATACCTCGATGTAAGTTACCTGCCTCAACATGCCAAAGCAATGGTGTTAGAAAAAATACAAGACTACAAAGGAAAAATATTTGATTCAATTAGACAAAAATTAAAAGTTGAAAAACAGGACCTCAGTGACAGATTGTTGAAATACATAAGAAATCTCGATGAGATAAGGGAGACAAACTTCCCGGAAACTTTCAAGGAATGGTACACAATATTAAGTAAGGAAATCGCATGAAGACTTTGATAACAGGTGGACACGGCAATCTAGCAAACAGTTTGAAAAAATACATAGATGGGGATTACTATGGAAAGGACATGCTGGACCTCACCAACAGGAACTGCATAAGAAACTTGCCAAACTATGACATGTTGATACACACCGCAAGAGGCAGTAACAGGATCAATGACAACCTGTCTTTGCTTTTTTCCAAAGCAAAAAAAATATTTGTGTTCACAAGCAAACAAGGCACGTTTATGAATTGGAAGAAAAAAGGTCCGATAGACTATGGGTTGGAAAAATTAGCCTTGAATTTCATAGTGTACAGGCATAACATGGAATATTCAAACGCCCAGATATTTGAGCCAGGACACATGGAATTGGAAAAAGATTACGATATTATCGCTGAAAAGTTCAACAAAATACACAAAGATTGGTCATTTACCAAAAATCAAATATATGATCTAGCAAATGAACGATATATTCCTTATTAATCCACTTGACAAACCAGTTCGTACGTGCTTTAATTACACTAACGTTAATTAATGTTATCGTACGACAACAAAGGAAGGACGTAAATTATGTCAAATGAAACACATGACGCTATAATGACAGCAATACAGACTTACTCAGAAGAGAATGGTAAGTTTGTTGAAAAAGGTGTAAAAGCCTCTGCAACAAGAGCCAGAAAGGCTTTAGCAGAATTATCTAAACTGATCAAAACGAGAAGGAAAGAAATTCAAGAAGTGAAGAACGCGGCCAAGACGGCGGCGTAATAAATCAATTGAATTGCAGTTCAACCCCTGGCTTTCGCGAGTCGGGGGTTTTTCATTTCAACAGATCGTATAGCTCGGGCAGATTATTTTCTAGACTTAATCCAGAAAACTTGTCTTGTTTTGCAATATTATCTAAAAATGCTTTTTTGCTTTCCATATTGCCTTTCCAAGTAATTTTATTTTTCTTGAAAAAAACAGGATTTTTATTTTGTACTATTTCTCCAACTGCCGGTGGTAAATTATTAAAAGCAAATTCGCTTGGACCAAAGACCATGTTCAAGTCAATGTTGCTTGGCAACAACTTAAAAATTTCAATCATTATTCTGTCCACGTGCAAGATATTAAGGTTGTTTATTGTGCAATTCGTTGATAGTTTGTCAAGTCCAAAATATTTTTTATAGTTGTTGACGTTCTTGCTTACCTGATCCCATTTTGCCGGTTGCCTAATGTATTCAAATATTTTTCCATATCCGTCTATTGAAAAACAAATATTAAAATTTTCAAAACTGTTAAGCAATTCTATTTGTTTTTGATTAAGCTCAACTGTGCCATTTGTTTGCAGTGAAAATTTGACGGACTTGTCCAGTTTGGTCAACGTAGTCCATAATGAAGCAGATCTCAAAGTTTCTCCACCTATAAATTCTATATGCTGGAAACTGTCAAAGTCTATATCAATTTTTTCTTTTAAGACATCCTCCTTACCCCATTTGTGAGCATCTCCCATAAAATTATTTTTCTTGAACCATGCCGTGCTGGCATATGGCCCACACATCACGCAGTAGAGATTGCACTGATTACCTACAGGCACGACAGCAGTTTTTAAACTTCTCACATCCAAATCTAGATATGAACTGTAAAGACCATTATAAAATTGTCTTTTTGATTTGATTCCAATATTTTCCACGTTGTAACATTCTCTGCAAAAACGGCTTTGCCGGTTGTTCCTGTGATCGTCCAATAGTTCTTGTAAGTCATTTCGCCTGTCATAATCTTGGAGAACACAGCAGGGTGCGTCCTTCTGATAGTCCTGATTGATAAACGGCAAGACACATTTATTTTGCATTGATAATTCCTTTGCCGTGTACCCTCACACGAATGTGTCCATTGTAATAATCGTCGGTCTCCAAGACCTTGCGTGAAAACTGCTCACGTGCTTCGATGTAGGATAGTTCCGCTTTGGACTTGCAGTAGAACAGTATTTCTCTTTTGAACTTGTCTTTGCCAAGTCTGTTGACATCCATTGTGAGATCATCGCTGGAACCATAGTAGTCCTGCCAATCAGAATTCACCTTGTACCTGCGTTTGTTCTTTCTGCCCTTGAGTGGTGGCCTGGACCTTTTGAACTTTGCCAATTTCTTACCTATGTACATCCTACCGTTGGTTGTATTTGTTATCAGATAGACAAATCCTATCACACCTTCTGGTATTTTGGTAATTTCATTTCCTTGATAAGTCCAGTTCATGTCGGTATTTAAAGCCAAAAAGATTGACCTTGAAATAAAACTAATATAAACAAGTGTGATAGGCACACAACAACTTTTCAAAAAACACACAGGCAAACATAGCATCCATGTAGTGAGCACGGAAATGCGGCAGGAATGCGACAGGTGAATCCGTTGATGCAAATGGCAGAAATGATTGGGGCTCTGAGAAAAAGCAACCCCAGGTCTATTATAGATTATCTTACAAAGATATAGTAGGCTCGCGTTGGATGAATAAGCGAATGGGTACAGCACAACCGCCCAGTTACGACAGCATTGTATGATGACTGCGAACTCACCACAGGGTTCAAGTCAGTTCGGCTAGAAATAGCCGAATTGTGACTGCTCATCTACCACAGG